ATGGCTGAAGGTGACACCGATACGCAGATGCGATTGGCGGCTTTCGGGCAGGTCCGAAAGTTGGGGGAAATTCACGATCATTTGACGGCAATCGAGTTAAAGCCCGGCTTTGTCTTTCAAGGTGAACGCTTTCCGCTCATCAATCCGCAGCGCGGGATTTTCAAGCCGCAGCGAATGCGGTTCCTGCTCTCGATAAAGACCGTATTCCCGAAACCGGGTGCCAAGGTCTGGTACGACGACCAGCGCGAGGTGCACCGCCAGATATTCGAGGGTGACGAGACGGTGGACTATGCCTTCATGGGGCAGAACCCGGACGCGGCCGATAACCGGTGGTTGCGAGAGGCGTTCGAGGACCGAGTACCGATCATCTATTTTCTTGGAATCGCACCTGGCCGCTACAAAGCCATGTTGCCAGCGTTCATTTCAGGCTGGGACGCGAAGGCGTTGAAAGCGAGGGTGTCGTTCGGCGCACCGGATCAAGATGCACTCGTGCCGCCGGAGAATGCCCTTGAACGGCGTTACGCGCTGCGAGCTGTCAAGCAACGTCTGCATCAGGCATCATTTCGCGAGGCTGTCATTACCGCCTATAACGGTCGCTGTGCGCTATCAGGTTTACCGGAAGCCTTGTTGCTTGACGCCGCGCACATCATTTCTGACAAGGACGAGAAGCTCGGGCAGCCGATGGTACCAAACGGCATCCCACTCTCGAAAATCCATCATGCGGCATTCGATGCTCATCTGATCGGCATCGATCCGGACTACAAATTGCACGTCGCCGACCGACTGCTGGTGCAAAACGACGGGCCTATGCTCGAAGCTCTAAAGCGGCTGAACGGTGAAATGATTTACTTGCCCAACCGTGCTAAAGACCGCCCGGATCGGGACCGCCTCGCGCAGCGATATGAACGATTTAAGGCCGCAGCCTGAGGCCTTCTTCTGACTGTTAGGGCGTGCGGCTGAGTTGATTCCACGCTCAGAAATGCAAACGGCTTGCATCGTTGCAAGCCGTTCCAATTTGGCTCCCCGACCTGGACTCGAACCAGGGACCTGCGGATTAACAGTCCGTCGCAGAACTGAGCATCCATGCGGGTTTTAGCCAGATTTCCGTTCCGCAAAAGTACCACAAATGGGGTCTGGAAAGCTAGGCTGGGCGCGGATGCCTCCGTTTTTGCGGAACGGTTTTCACCTGGTCGGCGTGACCTTCTCACCCCTCCGGTTGCGCACGTAGATTTCCGTGGTCGTCACTGACGAATGGCCCAGTTGCCGCTGCGCCTGGTGGACGCCATCCGATGCCGCTTTGTCGGTACCGGCCTTGGCGCGCAAGTCCCGGAACTGGAACTGCAGAATCGCTTCCTTCAGCTTTGGGTACGCCTTTACGGCCCGCGCGCGCGCGTGCTCCCAGCGGTTGTCCATCGCCGAATAGCTGAAAGGTCGCCCTTTCTCGTTGATCACAAGGGCAAGCGCTCTGACCGGCATCAACTTCTTGCGGGCAGCGATGTTGTCGAGCAGCGTCTTGAGCTCGCCGACGATCTCGATCCGAACCTTGGTGCCGGTCTTACCCTGATCGACTTCCAACGCCCCATCGCGGATGTCTGTTTCTGACATGGAAAGGGTATCTGCCGGCCGCTGGCCCGTCAGATAGGCCAAATCCATAGCATCGCGCAGCGGTTGATTCGCGGCCTCGTAGACTGCGCGATAGATCTCCTCTTCGATATAGACGGTTCGCTGTGATTTGACGCCTTTGATACCGGCGCAAGGGTTGGGCATGTCGGTATAGCCCCATTCCCTCGCCATATTGAAAACGTGAGACAGCAGCGCTTTCTCGCGCGTCGCACGCACCTTGGCATCCTTGCGGTGCTCCAAGTACTGACGGACATGCAGCGGACGGATCTGATCTAGTGCTGCTGGAGGGTCATTGAAGAACGCCAGTAGGTTCTTCATCTCGATAGCATTGTCCTTTTGGGTGCGCGCCGCCTTCTTAGGCACAACCTCCCGCAGATATCGATCGGTGACGTCTTTTAACATCACCAGGTTCTCCGGAATGGGTTTGATATCCAGCTCAGCCCACTTTTTGACGGCGAGCACGTAGTCACTTCCCAGCGCGATCTCTTTGCGAGGTACGCCACCGGCATCGTAGAAGTAATAGACCTTCTTCCCACGATAACGCGCACGCATCCCTCGCGGCAGATTCGGGTTACGTGTGGGCCTACGTCCCATTGACCAGCCTCGGAGTCCAAGTTTTCGGCATGGGTTCTTCCTTCTTTCCTTCAACAGCGCTGGTAGTCACCACAGGCCGACCGGCCGCGTTGATAAAGAAGGGTATCCCCATGCGGCGCAACTGGTCAATCTGGGCGCCCTTATGAGCACGTCCAGTCAGTATGCGGACCTCTGGGTCGGTCAGAAACCTGCTCATAGCGTGGTTCGATTCTCCCTACTGCGCGTTCTCGAGCTTTTCCAGCGCAGGCCTGATGATTGACGCCGAGTAAGCCGCCTTCATCTCGTAGCCAGCGAGGGTTGGATGAATGCCATCAGAGAGGAGCGCCTCCCAATTGGCCAGCGACCTCATGTGGTAGTACTGGTCGACAAAGATGCAGCCATTCGTTTTGCAGAATGCGGCTTCGGCTAGGGAGAAATAGCCCAGTTCGTCATTGGGCGGGTTTGTTGCGTTCGGTGACTCAAGGATCACGACCTTCCCGGCAGCCTCGGCCTGCAGAACCATCGTTTCGATGTTTGCCATGAACTGAGCGACCGACAACTTGAGCGCACCAGAATCGTTGATCCCCAGTGTGATATCGATCACCTTGGCGGGCTGCGCGGCCATCGTTTGCGCCCACGTCTGGGTGATTGTCCGGCGCACCTGGCCCGTCGCGTTTCCGCCGTACAGCCAGTCCTGGGAGGTGCTGCCGCCATCGCCGTCGTTTTGGACCGTCATCAGTGGATCATCTAGGTCCGCCTGCAGCAGCTGAGTCACAGTGGGCGACGTGAACTGATAGGAACCATCGATCAGCGACAGAGATTCCACCGTCGAATCTCCATAGGCAGCAACAACAACGGCATGCTTGATGACCGGTGGCGGGGTAGCAGTTGCGGAGCTAGATCCTCCTCCGCCGCCGCCACAACCCGAGACTAAGCAGGCGATAGAAAATAGTGCGTGGATGCTCTTTTTGTTCAAGAATATTCTCCCGATGAATTGTAGGTGTCGAGCTTGGTGTCATAGCTGAGCATCAGTGGATGCTTCGGCGCACGAAGACCGCTCACTTGCTGCTGCTCCTTGGTTGGGGTCACAGACACTTCCCGGCATTAAAGAATTGCTTTGGCACCGAGCAACGTAAACACCAAAGAATCCAATCAGTGTTGACGTTCTGACAGTTTAAGCATTGCCACTTGTCGGGAATGAAGCACCGATGATTTGGACTTGCTCCGAGTGGGATTTGAGGCGTTGCTTTGCTTGAGGTCATGGTTCACTCAGCTCACGCTTCAAAACAGCAGCGCAGCGTTCCGCCATTGCAAGGGCCTCTTGGATGGCTACTTCGTAGGCGCGTGGTTCCTGAAAACCCTTGACGGCCTCAGCGAGAGCTTCAATCAGACCATAGCCGAAAGCACCGGCAATCTTCTCCGCATGCTCTAGCGTCGCTTTGATGCGACCGTGCTCGATTTCCCAAAGCGATGCGCGCGATACGCCAGCGGAATTAGCGACCTGATCCAAGGTCCAATTGCGAGAGTCACGTTGCCTCTTGACCCACTCGCCGAAAAGTACGGATAGGCTCACGTCCCCTCTCCATTCTCTCCCTGGCCGAGAACGCGGCGTGCGGCTTTAAACGCCTGCCTAACCGCCTTTCTAGCGGCGCATGTAGGGCACCAATCCCAGTGAACCGGGTTGAAAGATTTGCAGGATAGGCAGTAGTTCATTTGTCCCCCAGAACGCGGCGTGCGTTGACCCATGCGACCTTTTTCTCTTCGCCATATTGCCGCAACAACTTGCTAGTTTCACGTTGAAAGGCTTCGTCTCCTTCGGCCTTCTCTCGGTCAGCCAAAACAAAGCGCCAGTCATAAAGTCTCAGCAGTTCCTTCAGCGCTTCTCGCGCCTCGTCATTTGGTGCGGAGGGTTCGTGCGCCGCTTCGATTGCCTCAAGTGCATTGGCCCAAGGCTCATTAAGATTGCTGTGCTCGCCAATCTCAACACCAAAATGGCTCGCAATGGCATTGGCGAGTTTGTCGGCCCATTCGTGGTAGTCGTCGCGCTCTTGAAGAGTCTGGTCCCAGAGTTCGTCATCTGAGGGTCGTTGTGGTGCGGAGGGGTGGGCGTCGAGCATGCGGCGATACGCTGCATCCATATTCACAAAACCATCTGGGCTGTCATCGTCTAACAGACCGGCCTCAATCATCGCTTTAGTCGGCTCGACAGGCATCAACACAAATGCCTCTCTCGCCCCGCTATCTGCCGGAATGGGCTGCGACTCATTAACGAGCACAAGACCGTCGCCCTCCCGATCTGCCACGCGAATCAGCGTGCCAATGGGAGCCTTGGCGAGCACCGAGAGATACGCAAAGTCAAAGCGCACGCCGTCAACGGTAACGCTCTGCGCGCTCGGCTCCTGATCACTCGGTTCGTCTTTAGTCGGCAATCCAGCGCTGCGCATCAAGAAACGGGCTAGTTCTTCGCCTTTAAGCACTGCCTCACCTTGCGCGGCGACTGGGGCGCTGGCGTAAATTGGAAACGTCCAATCGCCCTGTGGCTCTGCGTAGACAAATGCCGTTCGATTGTGGTCGGTTCCCTTGCGTAAATGCTCTACATCTTTTGGCAGCAGGTAGCCAATCGGCTCTGGCATCTTCGGCGCTGGGTCGGGGGGAAGGGCGAGCTGACGCTCGAGGTTGAGGATATGGCCCCATGTCGGCCCAGTCGCTTCACCAGAGTTAGACGCTTGGGCACGTAGCCATTTTGCCGTGGCTCGCGCAGCACTCTCGATTGCTTCTGATCTGGTCATTAAAGGCTCCTTAGCGCTTCGTCTCGTGCGGCATTGATCTCTGCCATTTTGGTGTGACTGCCCCCGCGATCCGGATGGTGGATCGCCGCCAATTCGCGATACTTGGCACGTACCTGGTCTGCGGTAATGGTCACGTTTGATGGGAAGCCGAGGACCTCGGTCCAGTGCTTCGCTTTGTTCGAAGGGAGCGCTGTGAATCCTGTAAACGCCGCTTCCAACATGTCCCCGGTACCCCACCGAGCGATGCCACGCAGCGCCTCGATCGTCTTGCAGATCGCCTGCATATTGTCTTCGATGGCATCCCAGCGATCACAGGCAAAGCAGCGCTGGCGATCCTTGTAGGTGAAGTAGACGGCTACGGCAGGATCGTCGACCTTCTTTGCACTCGCCAATGGCAATCCGTCACGGCGCAGCGGGAGATTGGTCGAGATGATGACGGTCGGTTCCCGATAGGAGTTCGTCAGCAGCTTCACTTCGCGAACGATGTTGTCGCGCGCGCGGACGAAGCTCGTGTCAAACTTGGCTTTCTGGCGGCTGTACCGTGGCACTCGAGGGCGACCCTCTGGCCAGTACAACGGATAGGCTTCCATCGGCTCAGTCATGCCTTGGCCCTTCGATATGTTTTGGTGATTGATGAATTGATGCTGTGTCCACGCTTTCTGAGCGCGTTGGCGAGCCTTACTTGGTCCCGGTGGCCACTTGCTTGCCGGAAGATCCCGAAGTAGCTATTGGCAGAGGCCAGGACATCCTCGGCCGGCAGATCCTCAAGTCGGCTCAAGGAGGCGATCGCTGTGCGGCGACGCACTGTCCTGCGGAATGGTTTGATAACTTGGCCAACAAAATCGACACCACGCGCCACGGGCTGCACAATGGTCTTGGCTGGGTTCAGGCGAACGTTGAGCGTCTCAGGTAGGAAAGCATCGATTCTGGCCAGAGCTTCGTTCAGGCGCGCAGGCGATTCGTCCAGGAGGATAAAGTCATCCACATACCGGATGTAATGCTTGCAGCCGATCCGATGCTTTACGAACTGGTCGAGCTCGTTGAGGTAGATGTTGGCGAAGAACTGGGAACTGAGATTCCCAATCGGCAGGCCTTTCCCATCGACCTGGTTGAGTAAGCTTTTGTGAGCCGGTACCCGTGCCATCTTGGCTCCGGTGGACCTGATCTCGGCGCCAATGCGCGGATCGTTGAATAGGATGGTGCGAGCCAGCGCCAACTGCGCCGGATCAGGCACTCGCTTGGCCAGCAATTTCCAAACGATGTCCTTGTCGATCGAGACGAAAAAGTTAGCCAGGTCGCATTTCAGGTAGAACGCGGGACGCGTCCAGTTCTGTGTGATGCTTCGCACCTTGGCTTCGAGCCGACGCGCTGCGTAGTGCGTACCGCGGCCAGGGATACAGGCGCAACTGTCGGCGATGAAAGACGGGTAGAAAAGGGGCGATATCGCGTCGTAGAGCAGGTGGTGCGGGATACGATCGCGAAATGGCGCCGCCCATACTTCCCGCGGCTTTGGCTTGGTGATGACAAAGCAGATGCTTCGGCCCGGTTGATATCGGCCGCTGATCAGTTCCTCGTACAGTTCTGACAGGTTGCGCTCGAGATCGGCCTCGAAGGCGAGGGCGCTATCGGAATTGCGCTTGGTGCGCCGGCAGTCCAGATAGGCCTGCACGAGGTCCTGAAAAGAAAAACCGGCATGGGGGCGCGCGGATTGATTTGCGGACGGCGCGGGCCCGGAGGTTGTTGTTGACGTTGTTGTTGTTCTGGTTGCCGTTGTTGAAGTTCTGGTACCACGCCACATCGTGCTATTCACGTCGCCCGACCGGAGGCGATCGCCAGCCAGTCGAGAAACTGCGCTAGACCTGACCTGGCTACTGCCAGCGGTATCTGCAATGCGCCTGTCCGTGGCCTTGTGAGCCAGGGGCACGACCAGATCAATGAAACGCTCAGTCATGTTGGCCTTAACCATCATGAAGCGGGCGCAAGTGCTTTACGGCGCCATCCACCCGCCTGACGCCCGATGCTTTGGGTTAGCTGGATCGCCTGCGAGTACTGGCTCGTTGGAACGAGCCCTTGATCGCGGGACAGCCGCAACAGGATCTCTACGCCGCGGAGCCGCTTGTGCAAAGTGTCGATGAAGGCGACCTTCTCTTGGCCGAAAACGCTATTTGCGTCTGCAACCGCGTGAAGGATCTCCATGCATTCGTCTCGAAACTTGCCGCCGATGAGCTGCTTAGAATCTCGACGCATGTTCGTGGCCACTTTCATTGCAAGGGCGAAGAGCGCGGAAGCGTCCTTGTAAATCGTCAGTTCGGTGTGAAGTGCCATGCCGGTGAAAAAGAACTAAAGACTAAAAACTAATCTGCGGACGGCGCGGGCCCGGCGGTAGTTGTTGACGTGGCTGAAGTTCTGGGTGCCGCCGTTGAAGCTCTGGAACCACGCGTAGCCACTGGCGTGCTCATACGCCGTGTTGGACCAATAGGCCTCTTTCTTGAACTCATCGCGGAAGTCAGCGAACAGAAGCGCTTGTTCTGGCCGAGACGGTAGATCGCCACCGATGGATGCTGCCCATTTCTTGGCATCAGCCCAGTTCGATGCATCGTGATCGCCTGGCAGTAAGATGATGTGATGCCCCTCGCGCAGTCCCTTGTGCAGGATCAGGCCGGCGTACATTTCGCCCGGCTGCAGCGGAACGTTCATATCAAGGCTGATGCGCACTGGCGGCGCTGTTTTGAAAGATTCAATCAACTTGTCCAGTTCAGCGACGTGGCCGATAACTTCGTCACGCTTCGCCTGGATAGCTTCGAGTGTTGCCTGAGTCATGCGAACTCCCTGAAAGGACTAAGAGTTAAAGAAACGATCTGCGGACGGCGCGGGCCCGGAGGTGGTAGTAGACGTGGTAGTGGCCCTGGTAGCCGTTGTAGAAGTTCTGGTACCACGCATAGTTCGGGTCTTCCAAGACGGTCGAACTCCAGTACCAATCGTCTTCAAACGCCTCTGTGTTACCAGCTCTGAACAAATCGATCGATGTCTGAAGAGGGTTGGCCAGCGTGTAAGCTGGTGTAGCGGGAAGCGCCGATAAATTTAAGCCCGACCGGTTGTAGATAAAGTTCTCGCGGGTTGTTGGCTTGAAGGCTCGATAGAGAATCTCTAGCTCATCGATACTGGGGATATACCAATCCTTATGGCCTGCGATTTCTAGACCGAGTGCCCAGGACGCGATTTCGCTCTCTTTCTCAAGAACAAGCGTATTGACAATCCCGTCGTTGATCGAGGATGCGCGCGGCGCGGGGTAGTTGCGCGAGAGGGATGTCGCTTTCAGTTCGCCGGTAGCCTTTGGCGCCACGATGAGCGCAGCCACCCTTCCCGAAACACCGAAAAGTCCTGCAAAATAGCCGCCCTCAAAGGGGTCGCCAACTGCGACGGGAAAATCTTGTTTTAAGACTGCTGACATTTCGTGCTCCTAGTTATGGAATGACTGCGGGAAACCGTTGTGTTCGATGCCGTCTATGAGCCGGCCGGATGCCTTCTTGCCGATGCGTGCGACGGCGGCATCTCCTTTGCGGAAGTGGCCATCTGGTCTACGTCCATCGCCCTCCAAATATCTGACGTGGCCTCGACGCAGGTCGCCGCCCTCATCGCCACCGGCACCAGCACGATGAGGAGCCCACTCACCCCACTGCTTGAACAAATACGGCACCTCGGCTTGCGCGCACTGGTCACGCAGGCTTCTAAACCAATTTGGATGAGCCGGGCGTGCTTTAGGACCGCTTTCGCCCCCAACGATGATCCAGTGAAGCAAGTCCTTTGTTTCGGGATTCCCGCAGCAAACGGGACCCTCGCGGCTTCCCATATGCTCAGCACCATCCTGATAGTTCCCGCAGCATTGCCACAAGAATCGAGAAAGATCGATCGCGCCTAGCATTGGCTCAATGCTGAGAAAGCGAATTGCCGCTGGAACTTCAAGTAGCTTCGGTATGTCTCGGTCGGCCTCATCCTGGTTAACCACTGTCGCCCCGATCCAGACATTCGGCAGGGGCCGATAACGGTCGCTCGCGTCCATCAGACGACCATCGACCGTTACTGCGTCGTCAAGCATTCGCCTAGCATTTCCAATCCGCTTGGTGAGCAGCAGCCAATCGAGACTCGGAGTTTCCAGAATCAGCCGCAGTAGATCGGTGCGCCACTGGGTCGGCACTTCGTTGTCGAAAACATCTGCGAGGCTTGAACAAAACACCCGCTGACGACGACCGTGTTGCGCCATAAAGGACTCGGCGTTCCGCTCCCATTGACGCGGCTTTGCCCAATTCGATGGCTTGGTCCTAACACGATCTTCTCCCGGGCCCCATTTGATCCCGGCCACGCGTACCGGGGTGCTCACCGCGGCATAGCAGTTATCGCAACCCGGACCGACGCGACTACAGCCTATCCAGCCGTTGAAGGTGTGGTCGCACCATTCGATGGATGAATTCTCGGCCATCAGTTGCCTCGCACGCTCAGTGCGACAGCCATCGGACGAACCCAGATTGGCTGCGCTGACAGAGTGAACGTCTCGCCAGCCCACGCTAGAAGCAGTGTGGTGCCCATGACGCCTGCGATAGCTTCCGCAGCCTCAGGTGGCACAGCGTTGCCGATCCGCTCGCGCCAGGCGCTGTCAGACAGGCCATCTAGTTCGAGGTATTCCTCTGGATCGACCAAGCTCTGCAAGGCAGCGAGTTCTAGCGTGGTGAACGGCCTATGCCAGGTGCCGTCGCGCGCGCGGATGATCGCGATGACCTTGTCGGTTGCTTCCGGCAACCTTGGATCGGCGACTGACCAGCGACCGTTGTCTTGGTTGGCGGACGCCGATACTGCCCCGCTCGTACCATCCCATGGCAACACGCCGTAGTGACCGCCGGTTAGGTAGTGATCACCTTTCGAGCGGTCAATGTTCGGACGAGGGTCTGCGACGCTTAGAGCACCCCCTGCAGGATGTCCGCTGCCCGTGACAGTTTTTGCAGTCGAATCCCACTCTGTCATATGCAAAACATTGTGGTGCGTCGATGGCCCGTAGCCCGGGCGAGGATCTGCGACAGCAAATGCGCCGTTCCCGGTGGTCGAGGCAGCTATAACTGAGCCAGTGCTTTCATCGAAGCTATTGACGCGATATTTGGTCTGCTTGTAGTCCTCGCGCTGCGACGGCCGAGGATCAGCAACGGCATAGGCGCCGTTATCGTCACCTGCGATCACTGCGCGACTGGACTCTTCCCAATCTGTGACGCGATACTTCCCGTGTAGCAGTGTTGGGTCTGATCCACCCCGAGGGTCGGCAACGCCAATTCCTCCGGCGCTCGGTCCGCTGCCAGCCGTTACTGAACGGCCAACCTCGTCCCAGGCGACGATGCGGTAGACATTGCTGTGCCGCACTCCATCGACTCGAGGATCCTGGACCGTGAAGTAACCGCTGCCCGGGTTGCCGCGCGCGGTGACCGTCGAAGAAGGTTCGCCCCACGCTGTGACTCCATAGGCGTGTCCGTCATGCCATTCAGCAGATTGCTTGAACCGAGGATCAGCGATCGCGTAGCGGCCATTGGACGGCGCGGCCTCGCCAGCCACGGCACCGGATGCCTGTTGCCAGTCCATAACGCCATAACCGTTCTTGAACGCCACTTGGCGTGGATCGGCGACCGAGAATGCACCATTGAGAGGGAAGCCCCGGCTGGTGATGGTCGGACCAGACTCGTCCCAAGCATTCACGCCAAGTGAGGTGCGATGCATTTCTGGCACGATCAGGAAATCTCTCAAGTACCCGTCCTGAATGGCCAGCTTGTTCAGCGACCGCCAGTCGGAGCCCGCCTCGACAAACGCAAGGCGCACCCATGTCTTCCATTGCAGGGACGGGATGCGGTGCATTGGTCCGCCCACGCCTGGCATCGGCATGCGGCCGAGCACGTCGCCCACGGCCCGAAGCGATCGCTTCTCTGGCTCGTACAGGAAAGGTGGCACCTTCTCGTGATGCCGAGCGACCAGAAGGAAGCGTTTGCGGCTCTGGGCCAATCCACCGAGCTCGCCACAGTCATGCGTCGTTTCGGCGACTGCGTAGCCGTAGGCCTTGAGCAGTCCGACAATCTGATCCAACAGATGCCGGCCGCGCGTCGCGATGCGAGGGACATTTTCGAAGACGATCATTTCGACCGGATCGTCCTTGTAGGCTTCTAGCGCCAGCCAGATGCCACGCAGCGTCAGTCGGTTAAGCGCCTGGTACTTGGTGGTCAGGGACTTGGTTTCCGAAAGCAGGCCGCTGAAGCCCTTGCAGGGCGCCGAGAGGAACCAGATGTGGGGCCGCTCATTGCCCATCGCTTTGACGATGTCGGACGGCATAGCCTCGCGCCAGTGCGATGCAGGCTCGCGGCCGTGGAAAGCGACATATTGGTCGCGATCGAACAGATCCATCACCGTGCCCGCTACGCCAGCGAGCCGCCCGAAGTCACGGATCGAGGCCGCGTCGACGTCAATGCCGCCCAAGCAGCGGAACTTAGCGGTCGTATTGCCAACGCGCGCCTTGCCACGATTAAAGCCCTTGGCGCCGCCACCAAGCCCGCAAAATAGATGGCCGTGTCGGATTTCTCGGATAAGCGAGTCTTGATTCACGCAGCCACCGTCGCGGGCACGCCAGGAGCCGATTCGAGCTTGGTGTATGGGAATTTCGTCGGATGAGCCTTCACGAGCCCATTGAAGGACTTGGTGACGCTGTCTTCAATGAAGCGCGTTGTGACCCGGCGATAAGTGGCAGCATCGACGTGCTCATAGCTATAGAGCGACGTCGGGACGCCAGGCTGTTGCACGCCAGCGGCATCTTTCTTTGGCCAACTCTTAAACCGGACGTACATCGTCTTGATCTCGGCGTCGTAGCCGATAGCAAAGATATTGTCGGATTCGACTTCTGTCATTGGGATGTTTGGCATTTCACTCTTTCAAAAATGGTGGGCTACTTTGTCTCTTGCCCTCGCGTTCCCGTCGGTGCGTCCACTGACAGGAGAGGCGAGGGCTCAACGTTTCGCCCATTGATCGGTTAGGCTGCTTTTTTCTCGCGAACCACAAAAGGCGTGACAATCTTGAGAATCGTTTCGCGTGCATCGGCGTCCGAGTACTTCCGGTCCGAGGCGAATAGATAGATGTTCTCGAGAACGGACTGGTGCGACTGCTCGTGCCATGGCAGCTCGGTGGTCGCCGGTTTGCTGGTTGCAAAGACTGCTGCTGGCGAAGTAACCTCGGCCACCGGGGAAGTGAACATTCCACGGGCCGGTGGCTCAGCGGGCGCCGCAAGTGGGGCCACGACGATCGGCTGATCGTTAAATTCCTTGATGCGCTGCTGGACTGCATTGCGGAAGTCATCTGCCAGTTTGATCAGCAATGCATTCAGGTCTGGGAACAAAGCGGTGTGATCGGCTGCCAGGACGCGGAAGACGCGCTGATTGATCTCGATGCGGTCTGCGATCTCGCTGGCTTCGATCTTCTTATTGGCAAGCTCAGTGTCGACGGCGTTGTGAAGGCTGACCACCGTGCGCTTGCCCTTGATGGCACCCGCGAAGTCCGCATCGATGGTTGGCATGATGTTGCCGCCGAGCCTTGCGTTCAAAGTTGCGATATGCATCGCCAGACGATCTTTTCCGCTCCTGATCACGTCGCCCCGGATTGAAACTTTGCGGGCCTCGACGATCTTGTCCAGTTCGAGGCGCTTGGCGCGCATCGATTCCTTGATGACGTCGATTGTCTTGAACAGTTGATCAATCGCTACGGTCTCTTCAAGAGCGCGCTTCTTGACGGCCTCCAGGTCCTTTTCGGATTCTTCGAAGTAACTGATGGTCTTCGCGGCATTCGCGAAGTCCTGGTCGGTCTCAAGGAGCGTTGGAATCTTTGCAATGAAAGCCAGCGCTGCCTCCTCATAGATGGGGAGGTTGCTGACCACGACCTCGCCTCGGATGCGGACATTCAAGGCGGGAAGAGCCATGATTGGTGCACCGACGGCCTGGACGACAGGCGTTTCTGGAACGTAGTTCGCAACGTCTTCGTTGAATTGCTTCCAAGCAGCAACGATGCGCTGTTGATAGGCCTCGTCGGGCTCGACATACAGGTACGCCATGTTCTCGGCCGTGCCGTCCGATACGACGAAAATGAGCCTTTCTGCACCGGTGACCAGTAGAATCTGTTGGGTCTGTGGCCAGTGCTCCTCTGGAAGCACTCCGGCTTTGACCGAGGCAAACAGTTCCTTTTCGAACTGCTTGTGCTCCATAGCAAGCGTCGCGGCCATGTTGATACCGTCGACAGATGCGGAAAGCCGCCCGTAGCTGTACGTTGCTGGGTACAGGTCTTCGCCTATGAGTTCTTCAATGATCGGGCGTGCGAGTGCCTCGACGGCGTGGCCCTTGGCTAATATGTTCTTCTGAACGTATTCGCTGAACTCTTTCGCCAAGCCGAGCGCTTTGAGTCGAAGAATCTCTGTGCGCGTCGCCTTCTTGGAAAGACCCATGACAGGCGCGGCTTCGCTTGCTCCGTCATGACAGGCGCGGAAGGCATCCCATTCTGGGGTGCCCTGCACAAGGTTGTGGACTTGACGTTCCATCACTCGCTCCCTGGAGCTATTCAACTGATTGGTCTTGGTCGGACTGAGCACCAGGCGCGGCGATCGCTTTCTTTTGATCATCAGTGAGCGGGTGTTTCGATTCCGCTGTAGCGATGATCTGTTCGACGGTCTTGTTTCCTTTGGCGATCAGATCGCGCCAGCCGGGCAGGTTCTTTTCGAACTTGTCCTGCGGGTAGGGAGGCTTCGCCTCGGCTTGTCCGGTACCGACTTCGCCTTCTCCGGCGACTTCGAACCAGTCAGCGACTGTGCTCATACCGTCCCGCAAGCTCACGTAGATGCGTTTCAAGGTGACAACCTGCGCCGGCTGAATGGCATCTAGCCGACGTTGAATCCGCTTCTCGATCTGCTCTTTTGTCACTTCGAAGATGCCAAACGCATCGACCATCTTCTGCATGGCCTCAGGTGACGTGTCTGCGGCGGCACGAAGCGTCACGTCCGCCTGTTTCATTGCCTGTTCCGTCACGTCTCCGGGGATTACGCCAAGCAGGCAGGCGCGCACGCGGCGCTGAGCCATATTTGCCACCAGCTCGTAGATGTCGCGTTCTTCCTTGATGCGGTAGCCGCCGCTCTTGGTATCGCGCCAGTGAGGCACGATGAACTGCAACGCGCGGCGGCTGACGGTTTCAAGGTCCCAGGCATAGGCCACAACTTCTGAGAACGGCACGCCATTGGCGCCGACTCCACGCGAGACTTCGCGGAAACCCCAGTCAATGTTCCCCCACTGCTGAGCAATGGCTTCAGCCGAGCGAATCGAAGGGCCTGCGACTTCTGAGCCGCCCTTGCTGAACTGGTATTGGCTTTGCTCGGCCAGCATCGTGCGGGTGAACGCATTGATGATGTTGTCCATCGCTTTGAGCGGGTTGCGAGGGAAGCGCTTAGCCATGATCACCATGGATTGCACTTCAGCCTGTTCGCGCTGCTCAACCTGAGCTACGCCAGCTGACGACTGCGTGGACAGTCCGCCAGTGTTGAATTGGTTCTCTACGAGGGCATTCACTTCAAATTCCTTTCGGTTTGGGTGCAGATTTCGACGCCGTCTGGCTCGACTGCACAGTGCGTTGCGAGTGGATAAGACATGCGTGCTTCCTCTCCAAGCGCCGTGACAGCCTGTTGGGTTTCAGTGGTGTGCTCGCAGTCCTCCGGACTGATTTTTGAGCACCCGATAAGGAACGCAAACACAACAAATGTCGCGATCAACCAGTCTTTGCGCGCAGAGCTCATCGCGCGGCCGTCAGTAGTTCGAACGCGATGTCACCGATTGCTTCGCAAAGTTCTGCGCGATCGGGCAAATCGGTCTTCAGTGAAATCGTGATGGCGCGCAGAAGATCAGCGGCTTCTGTACGGTTAATCGGTCCGATACGATCAGCGATGTCTCTTGCGCGATCACGTGGCTCTGTCAGCCGATCCAATGCTTCGCAAAGTACATGCGCTTGCGCACCATCCAGCTCAAGCGGTGCGTCCCAGATGAAGTTGGCCCGGGCGTTCACTTACGCTTTCCTTGACGCATGCGACGAAGGTTTTGCTCGGTGCAGTATTCGGTGAGCACATGGCTGTAGCGGCCGCCGTAGTTTTTGAGATACTTGCCGGCCGCGTTTTGATGGCGACGCTTGCTGCTGTGATAACGGGGTCGTGACGGTGGCGTGAATGGTTGAGAAAGCGACTCGAAAGTCTGGGCGCCTAGAAGGCCAAGAATCGACGCGATGACGATTCGGGTTGTGGTAAGTGGACGATGACGGAACATGGCAGGTAACCCTTAAAAGGATTGAAGGGTTAAATGACTGATCTGCGGACGGCGCGGGCCCGGAGGGTGTAGTAGACGTTGTAGCCGTACTGGTTGCCGTCGTGGAAGTACTGGTACCACGCGTAGCGCTCGTCCTTATGACGCTCGCCAGACCAGTAGTAGTTTTCTGTGAACTGGCTCTTTAGGTTTGCGTACAGCAGCGCTTGCTCTTGGCGTGTTGGCAACTCACCGCCGATCGACTTTGCCCAATCGACTGCGTCTGTCCAGTTGATGCTTTCCTTCTCACCCGCCATCAAGATTAGGTGGTGACTAGCAACACCGCTTTCGCCGATCACGACACCGGCATAGTGCTCACCCGCGAAGATTTCTAGCCCCGTCTCCGGAATGAAGATCATTTGCGAAGCCTTGAAGCGCGATTCGACAGCCGCAATGCTGGCGGCCAGATCGGCTTGCTTGGTGCGAATTTCGGCTAAAGCGTTTTCAACAAGTGAGTTCATTTGATTTAGGCGTGGAGGTTGGTGAGGTTTGCGATGCCGCGATTGGCGGCGTTCAGATGGTCGTAGGCGAACTGCTTCATGCCGGCCGCTGCATACAACTCGGCCAGCTTCAGATCGGATTCGACTTGCTTAGCGATGGCGTGGAAAGCGTTCACAGAACAACCCGGTCAGCGGCGACTTCGATCGAATAGCCAAGGGCCTTAATCGTCTCGATGGATGCGCGGGTCAGCGTTTTGGTGCCAACCAGCTGGGCGAATAGAGCGGCCTGAGGGCAGACCGGGTAGATGGCCTCGACCCCGTAGTTCTTGGTGACGCGGACCGTGATGGACTTCTCGGCCTGGGGGAACTGAAAGACCTTGGCGGTGGTTGGGTACATGGGCTGACTCCAAGAGATGCGTTTGTTTGTATGGAGTAACTTTAGTACCAAACTAAAGTAAATGCAAGCATGGAACTAAATTATTTTTCAGTGTTTCGCTTTTGGGGTGGAAGCTAGGCGAAAAAAAACCCGCCAGCGGCGGGTTTTGGGGGTGGCTTGGTTCGGTCAGTTCGAGGCTGTTTTTATGGTGTCGAATCGCTCAACTAATGTCGCGATGGCGCTCGGCTTCGCCTTCGGTTTTATGCGATACGTCGAAACATCAATGTCGTCGAGCGTGTAGCCGTAGTTCTGGTAGACGAGCTGAAACGCGAGGACTGCCTTCAGCATCTCCATGTTTTCCTCTTGGGTAAGGCGTTCGATTTCTTCGTCTGTCGGTTGTTTCCGCGTTCCGTTGAATCCACCAAGCAGTGCAGCAGTCTTTGTCATCTCCACTAAATCCGAAGCAGCAAGAGCACCCGTTGCCGCCTCCAAGTATCTTTGGGTATCTTCGTTGGCAATATCTGGGGCAATCAATTTGTCGCTCTGTTCAGCGAGTTTATTCAGCGTGGACCGGTAAAGCTCCATTGCATCGGCGACACCATCCACGTCCTGGTGCCGGTATGCCTTGCTCATCGACGCCATTAGAGCCTCGTGTGCTAGACCCTCTTTGTGGGCAATCGTCCATTCCGCTGAGACGTAGTCTTGCAACGACTTCCATTCTTTGGCGGATGCTGGTCGTGCGGCCGGTCTGGTAATTTGGGTCGGAGAATCGGCGTCTTTGTGAACGGCTGCGGTGGTGGCTGGCGTCGGAGATTCAACGGGCGTGTTGGTCTGATGCGAGTCGTCGGAACAGGCGGCGACTACCAGCGCAAAAACACATGAGGTTGTTAAGGCTCTCATAGCCCCTGATCTCCTGACACCTGGGCGACTCTGCCTATGATACGAACGTGCTCCGCTTCATCCGCAGTGAGAATGATTTCTGGATATTTGCGCTCATTGTCACTTCGAATGAGCAGGCCGCCGCCAGGCCTCCTATACAGGCGCTTGACACGCTCACCTCCGTCATACCAGAGCGCATACACGCGGCCGTCTACAACAGTTATATCCCCTGTGTCGATCACCAGGGAATCGCCGTCGAAGATTCGATCTTCCATTGAATCACCGCTGGCATACATGCATGCCAGCTTCGCTGGCTTGAGGCGCTTCTTTCTGATCCACTCTGTACGGAACGCCTGAGGCTGTTGCTTCACGAACTCAATCTCAATTTGATCGCTGCCATGGCCAGCAGACAGCTGAATCTCTAGCCTTGGGATTTGAACATATTCGCCTTCGGGCAAATCATCAGGGTGTTCCCAAGCGAGGATCGGATGGAGCGAGGAGTAGCTATTTTCACTGGCTATATGAGGAATCCTGGACACCACCTGCCGATTGAGCAGATTGTCCATCAACGCGTTCTTCCTGAAGGTCGGCTCATGGTCCAGTGCGTTTACCGCTAGTCCCATAGCGATTTCCAATTTCCTAGCTGTCTGCGCGCCGAAGGAACTCTTTCCGCTAAGCAATTGGCTCAAGTAGGAGTCCGAGAGCGTGCCGTCGTATAAGTGGGCGTACTTAGCGATGAATTCGCGCGAGCCTCCCATCTCCTTGACGTAGTGGCGGAGGTTACCCCTGCGGATGTCGACGATGGATAGTGGCATTTCCGAATCTTAGTTTTAAACTAAAGCGCTGTTTTTAGTGCAATGCTTGAATAATGTTTAGTCCTATGCTAAATTGGGGACTAAATCCTTTCGGCCCACTAAAAACCTCATGTCTTCAAAGTCACCTGGACAACAGCTCATCGAGCGAGCGATCGAGGCTGCAGGCGGAACCTCGGCTGTGGCTCGAGAGTTTCAGATCAGTCCGGCCTCGGTCAGCGGCTGGATTAAGCGCGCCACCGTTCCTATTGAACGCTGCATTCCCTTGGAGCGCTTGTGCAAGGGAATTGTGACTTGCGAGCAGATGCGCCCCGATTTCGATTGGCATCGAGCCATCGTTGATGAGGCTGCGTGACTGTATGGACCTCATCTTTACCTCTCCTCCCTACGAGCCGTTTTCGAATCTCAATGCTGCTCATTTTTGCTGCGCGGCACTGATAAAAGCAGAGAAGGACTGATAGCAAATGGCATCAACCGTTATCAGTCCCCGCCAACTCACTCTCGAACTGGAGCCTGGGTTAACTGATCGATTTCGTTGCCTGCGTGACGTGGTCGCGGCCGGAACCTATCAACGTGGCCTGAAGCGTGTTGCGGGCGATCTTGACGTGGCGCCGGGCAACCTGAGTTGCATGCTCAACGATGAGTCACAGCGAAAGCTGGGCACGGACGATCTTGAGCGATACATCGAAACGCAAAAGGATTTGACGCCAATCCATTGGTTGATCTCTCGGTATCTGGGCGAGGAGGCGAGCGATGCGCATGCGATGAAACGCGTCGAGGAGTTGCTCGCTCAGGTCGCTGAGCTAATGCCGACTGCTAACAAAGGAAGGAAGCGCGCATGAAGTGCAAACCCGGCGATCTTGCTATCACTCTGAAGGCGTGGAATGAAGCGCATCTGGGCGTGGTGGTTACCGTTGTTGAATGGGCGCATCCAAATGAATACGAGATGGAAGGTGGCCTCAATGGCGCTGGATGGTTGGTGCGATTCGCCGATGAAAGTTTAGGGGTGTGGGGCGACTGCTCGTTAATGCCGATCCGCCCAGAAGGCGAGCCCCTTGAAGTCGATCAAGAGTTGGAAGTCGCAGCGTGAACCTTCACTTTATTCGCCCCTTTTTGGCCAAGCCGTTGCACATGCCCGGCTCCATGTTCGCAGTGATGCGCGTTTTGGGGCCAGAGCCTGCAAACGACCCGGTCTTTGACCCTGTTCCGGAGTCCGCATGAGTTCCTTTTTTTCGCGGTTTCCTGAACGCCGGGCGCAAATGACTCCCTGCGGGTTGACGCAAACGATTTATGGCAAGCGCCATGCCGGGGGTTTGCATGGCTGATCAGACACCGCTCGGGAGGATGAAACACGCGGTCGCTCTGATGGGGCTCGCGATCACTGAATACGAGCGTGGCGATCGGTCGGAGAGTGCCAAGCACTTGGACATGTCGATCGAAGAAGCGGTGGTCGCCAATATGCAACTGAGTGAGGAGGTAGCTCTGTGACCGCGCTATCTGAAGCGGATCGCCGAGAGGCCATCCTGATGCGTCGCGCTCTTCTCAACGGCGTGATGCTTTATCCGCACAACGATTCGCTCGAGCCCGATTGCACGGAACTGTGGTGGGCGCTGCCTGGTGGGCGCGTTCTGCGCACGTCGCATCTGCACTCGATCGCCCGCGACCATCAGATTCCTTTCCGGGTGCTTGCGTGAACCAAGCCTCTCTGGACTTTAGCGGCAAGGACCTTCGCGACATGGGCATGGCCCAAGCGATCGGCCACGCTGAATCTGTCGATCCGAACTGGCCAGAGAGCGCGCATCAAGCATTGATTCGCTTCATCGGATCGCACCGCGGTGAATTCATGGCTGAGCAGGTCAGAGAATTTGCGGCCAAAACTGGATTGTCCCAGCCGCCACATTTGCGCGCTTGGGGTTCGGTATTCCTGCGCGCCGCACGCGCGGGGTTAATTAGAAGAGTGGGGTTTGGTCAAGTCACGAATCCCAAAGCTCATTGTGCCAATGCAGCCGTCTGGAGAGCCGTCCTATGAATGAAATCACTTGCTTGACGTGCAATCGAAAAGTCGCTCTGCACGAAAACTGCGACCACGTCGACTGTCCCGGACAGTCTGATATCGAACTGGTTGCGAAGTTCGATCCGCAACCAGCGATCGCTATCCCGCGCCCCGCCCGTGGCATCACGCGCTTTCGTCGCCGCTCGCAGACCTTTGGATACGACTGCCTGTGAAGGTTCTCTACTTTCTATTCGCAGTCATCGGAATGATTCTGACGGGGCTGTATCTCGCGTTCGCGATAGCTGCGTGCGCGGTGTTTTGCGTCTTTATGCTCATAGCCGCGATCATTGCCGATGCATGGAGCAACGCGGGGGCCCGGTCGTGAAGGCTCTTCGCGCGTTCTTAACCGCAATTGGGTACACCATTGCACTCGCTGCCATTGGTGCGATCGGCTCGCTTGGCTATTTCTTCGCGTGGCTGGGAACGGCAGTGATGCGGTCCATGACCACCTGCCTGACATGGCTGGACCGTTGATGGACGCCTATCTGTCGTTCCTAAAGGCGAAAGTGGAACTGGCCAGTGAGGCTGGGTTCCCCTGCGATCCGAGCGAGGTAAATCCTCTGCTCAAGCCGCACCAGGTCGCCATCGTCTGCTGGGCGGTACGTGGCGGCCGGCGAGCGATCTTTGCCGCCTTCGGGCTAGGCAAGAGCGTCATTCAACTCGAGATTATCCGCATCATCCTTACGAAGGTGGCGGGGATGGGGATCATCGTTATTCCCCTTGGCGTTCGGCAGGAGTTCATTCGCGACGCTGCTCTCCTGGGGATAAAGATCAAGTTCATCCGCTCGATCGAGGAATGCGACGATCCGGCCGGCATCTACCTGACCAACTACGAGACGGTCCGTGACGGCAAGTTGGATCCTCGGCACTTCGTCGTAGCCAGCCTCGATGAAGCGAGCTGCTTGCGCGGCTTCGGTGGCACAAAAACATTCCGTGAGTTCATGGGGCTGTTTGCGGGTGACTACAAGCGAATGGACAGTCGCGAGCGTAGCGCGGGTGTGCAGTATCGCTTTGTGGCCACGGCCACACCCAGTCCGAACGAGTTTATCGAGCTTCTGGCCTACAGCGTATTCCTTGGGATTATGGATGTTGGCCAGGCGAAGACTCGGTTCTTCAAGCGCAATAGTGAGAAGGCGGATCAGCTCACCATCCATGAACACAAGGTCGACGAGTTCTGGCTCTGGTGCTCCAGCTGGGCTCTGTTCGTCCAGCGGCCGAGTGACCTTGGATTCAGTGACGCAGGCTATGCTTTGCCGCCGCTCGACGTTCGTTGGCACGAATTACCCAGCGATCACAGTGATGCTGGCCAGGAGTTCTGGGGGCAGGGCCGGATGTTCAAGCCCGAAGCGATCGGGATCGTAGAGGCCTCGCGCGAGAAGAGGGACAGCCTGGGCGCCCGCATCGCAAAGATGTTGGAACTACGAGCCGAAGATCCTGACGCGCATCGGTTGATCTGGCATGACTTGGAAGCAGAGCGCCACGCGTTAGAGGCATCGCTTCCGCGGGCCCGCTGGAATCATTGGGAAGAGCTGCAAGATGGCAACCCGGACGGTCTAGCGCTGTTTGAACGTCACTACAGCGCTCTTCCATACAAGGACGGCCGAGAACGCGATCGCTTCGCCGGTCCTGGTTTCAAGACGGTTCTTTTGACGCGAGACCGCAAGGCCCTCTTCGTCTGGCGGAAGTTCATCGACGATAGTGGGCAGCAGGGAATTAACTGCGCGATATTTCGCAACGAAGGTCCAATCCTTTCCTCAGATCTGATCAAGGAAGCGATGGCGATCGCGTGGCAACGCTGGCCAGACGCGCGGCTATATACCTACGTTAACGAAAAGAAAGTCGCGAGCGCTAATCCAGGCTATTGCTTTAAACAGGCCGGTTGGACGAATTGCGGTCGCTCTAAGAGTCGCAACCTCGTCATCCTTGAAGCGCTTCCGACCCTGCAGGTTCCGTCTGTCGAGCGCATGACTGGCATGACTAGTGTCTACGGCTCACAGGATCTCGATGAGCGCGAGACAGCGATCATTGATTTCAGCGAGGGGCGCATCCAGGAACTTGCGGCGAAGCCGGTCATTGCGGGCAGCGGTTGCAACTTTCAACGCCACTGCTCTTGGGCCATCTTCCTCGGCATCGGCTTTAAGTTCAACGATTTCATCCAGGCGGTTCACCGCATCCAGCGCTTCCTACAGACGAAGCCTGTGCGCATCGATCTTATCTACACCGAAGCAGAACGAAAGGTCCGCCGCGATCTCGAGCGGAAGTGGGCTCAGCACGAAGAAATGGCGGCGAAGATGACGGAAATTATCAAGAAGTACGGCCTGTCACAGGCCGGGGTGATGGAGCAACTGACACGCGCACTTGGTGTCGAGCGCGTCGAGGTCAGCGGTGATGGATTTACCTGTGTCAATAACGACTGCGTGCTTGAGACGGCGCGCATGGAAGAAAACTCGGTCGGGCTGATTCTGACCAGCATTCCGTTCGCCACACAGTACGAGTACAGCCCCAACTACGCTGACTTCGGCCATACAGATAACAACCAGCATTTCTTCGCGCAGATGGATTTCCTGACGCCAAACCTGCTCAAGGTGCTGCAGCCAGGCCGTCTCGCCGCGATCCACGTCAAGGACCGCATTGTTCCTGGTGGCATGACAGGCCTCGGCTTCCAGACTGTGTATCCATTTCACGCGCGCTGCATTGAGCATTACACCCGGCACGGCTTCGCCTATATGGGCATGAAGACCATCGTCACGGACGTGGTGCGCGAGAACAATCAGACATACCGCCTGGGGTGGACCGAGCAGTGCAAGGACGGCTCCAAGATGGGTGTCGGCATGCCTGAGTACCTGTTGATCTTCCGCAAGCCGCCTAGTAGCACTGAGAAGAGCTACGCCGATCTGCCAGTGGTTAAGAGCAAGGCTGAATACACCCGCAGCCGGTGGCAGACTGACGCCCACGCCTTCACCAGGTCCTCTGGCAATCGACTCCTGCAGCCTGAAGAACTCGACGGCATGCCGCATGACGCCATCTTCAAAATGTTCAAGCAGTACAGCCTTGAAGAGACCTATGACTTCGAGCATCACGTCAGAATCGCAGAGCATCTTGAAACGCAGGGGATGCTGCCTAGCGGATTTATGCTCCTGCAGCCGCAGTCCTGGAGCGACGAAGTTTGGAGCGATATCACTCGGATGTTGACCCTCAACGGCGCTCAGTCGGTCAAGGGGCGCGAAATGCATCTATGCCCGATGCAGTTCGATATCGCTGACCGCGCGATCGCTCAGTGGACGATGCCGGGCGAGCTGGTGCTCGATCCGTTCGGGGGTCTCATGACAGTCCCATACCGGGCCATGATGCTGAAGCGCCGAGGCTACGGGATCGAACTGTCGAATCGCTATTTCCTCGACGGTGTGACGTATTGCGAGGCTGCTGCTCGAGAAATGGCGATGCCAGATCTGTTCGCATCGGAGGAGCTGGCAGCATGAGGCAAGTTGGTTTCTTCGATGGCGGCCAACGGCTTCAAATGACCGAGAGCATTGAGCTCACGATTCAGTCGCTGCTTGCCTACGGCCCCGATCATGACTGTTGGGGCATCGCTTGGTCCGGTGGCAAGGACTCGACGACTGTCCTGACCTTGATTCTGTACCTGATCAGCATAGGAAAGATCAAGGCGCCTCGCGTTCTCATTGTGTTCTACGCCGACACCCGGATGGAGTTGACTCCACTCGCGATCGCCGCTGAGCACATCATCGATGAACTTCGAGACCGAGGCATTGACGTGCGAGTTGTCCGTGCGCCGTTGGACAAGCGATTCTTTGTATACATCCTCGGCCGGGGAGTTCCCCCGCCAAACAACAATACCTTGCGCTGGTGCACTCGCCAGATCAAGGTCGATCCGATGTCGCATGCGATCGTCGATGCGGTGGATAACCTGGACTCATCGATTCTGATGATTACTGGGGTGCGCCAGGGCGAGAGCGCGATCCGTGATCGCCGGATTGAGATGAGTTGCGGCAAGGATGGCGCCGAATGTGGACAGGGTTGGTATCAGCAGACCTTGCCTACCTCTAAGGGCGCTGCCGGCCGGATAGCCACCCTGGCGCCGATCCTCCACTGGCGCGTCTGCCATGTCTGGGAGTGGCTGAAGCACTGGGCTCCGACTGTCGAATTTGGTGATTGGTCAACGGCAATGATTGCCGACGCCTACGGCGGCGATGAGGCAGAGGAAATCAACGCGCGAACGGGCTGTGTTGGTTGTCCACTGGCGAGCGAAGACACGGCTCTAAACACCGTGTTGACCAATCCGGACTGGGCTTATCTGAAGCCATTGCTGGGCCTTAGGGTTTTGTACAGGCAGCTTCGGGAGCCCCAGCACCGCATTAAGAAGGAAGGTCTGGAACGGCTGAAGGACGGCTCGATCGCAAAAAACCCTCAGCGCATGGGCCCGCTCAAGTTGGAGTCGAGGGAGATGGGACTGCAGCGCGTCCTCGGTATCCAGTCCGAAATCAACGCATCGGCCCTGGCTCTTGGTCGTCCCACGATCGATCTGCTGAATCACGAAGAAGAATCTCGGATTCGGGAATTGATAGCTGCAGAGACCTGGCCTGAAGGCTGGGAGGGTGACGAACCAAGCGCCGACACGGTGCTTCCGGTCGTCTATCAAAACGGTGCGGTCCAACCACTTCTTTTTTCTGAGGCAGACGCATGACGCCGGCAGACATGACATTGATACATGACCCTGACAACGGGGTCTGGGGTGATTGCTGCCGTTGCTGCGTTGCGACCGTCTTCGATCTGCCTCCGCATGCGGTTCCTCACTTCTGCCATAGCGGCGAAGAGGCGCCAGATGAGAACGGCATTCTTCCATGGATCAATCGCTTGCAGGCTTGGCTAGAACCTCGTGGTTATGTCGCCATCTTCTACGAATCAGATTGCGCGGCGGAGGATTGGGCTTTGAGGTGGCCATTCCACTATCTGCGTTGCGGGAACACATCGCGAGGCCCGGCCCTGCATGACACCGTCTGGTTCGCTGACAAGATGGTCCACGACCCCCATCCAAGCCGAGCAGGGCTGCTGCTCGATGTCTATCCGCAGGGCTTTACGGTGTTCGTCAAGAAATGAGCGCTCTACCCATGCCCGCCAATGACGAGATGCCGCCTCCAGAGTCGGAGTACATGCGCGTGCCACCTCACTCTGATCAGGCCGAGCAGGCAGTACTTGGCGCGATGATGATCGATAACACGGCTTGGGATCGAGTCGGCGACATCCTGGTACTCGACCACTTTTACCGCTACGACCATCGGCTGATCTATCAGCACATCGTCCGGCTGCTCGAGCGAAACCAGCCCGCAGACGTGGTGACTGTTTTTGAGTCACTTTCAGCAAGCAACAAGGCGGATGAGGTTGGAGGCCTCCCGTATCTCACCACCTTGGTCAATAACACGGTGTCTGCCGCTGGTGTCCGTCGACACGCCGAGATCGTCGCTGACAAGGGGCGGCTCAGGAATCTGATCGGTATCGCTGACCGCATCGCCGAGATGGGTTGGGATGGCTCAATGGATACGGAGGACAAGATCCTTCAAGCCGGCGCGCTGATTGACACGCTGGCAGATCGTTCGAAGCAGGTCGACACCACTGAACTTTCGACGGTTCTAAGCGCATTGGTCGAGCGCATCGACGATCTCTACCACGCTCCTGATAACACAGGAATAACCGGCGTACCAACCGGGTTCCCTGACTTGGATGGGCGATTGAGCGGCATGGGTCCGGGCGAGTTGATCGTACTGGCTGGCCGTCCCAGCATGGGCAAATCAGCATTGGCCTTCCATATCGCCGTCAACGTCGCGGTCGGCCACCGACTCCCGGTCTACGCATGGTCGGGGGAGATGGGCGCCAAGCAGTTGGCCAGGCGAATGATGTCCAACGTGGGTCGCATCGACGGCGGTCGTTTGAAGAACGGAAAGCTCCACGAAGATGATTGGCCAAGACTCACCCATGCGATTCAGAAGCTTCACGAGGTCACATTCATCATCGATGAACGACCTGGTTTGCATATCAACCAGCTTCGCGCGAAGGCCCGGACCCTGAAGCGTCAACACGGCGCGCTCGGTCTAGTGGTCGTCGACTATATCCAACTGATGACAGGCACCGGTGACAACCGGACGGGTGAAATCGGATCGATCAGTCGCGGCCTAAAGCAGCTCGCTCGAGAAATGGAATGCCCGGTCCTGGCGCTCTCCCAACTTTCACGCAAATGTGAGGAGCGTGCCAATAAGCGGCCGATGATGAGCGACCTTCGTGAGAGTGGCGAGATCGAGCAGGATAGCGACGTCATCATGCTGATGTACCGCGATGACTACTACAACCCGGACTCGCCTGACAAAGGCGTAACCGAAATCAATATCGCAAAGAGTCGCGATGGTGAAACAGGCCTGGTCCCGCTGCTTTTCCGCGGTGAGCATTCTTGGTTTGGATCTATGGAGCCGGGCTGGCGCGCAACTGTACCAAACGCAGGATCAAAGAAAGGCAGGGGATTCGAGTGAACTACGGCTTCGTCTACATCATGGCTAACCGGGGAATGCCTGGAATATACAAGCTGGGATTTACAGACCGCAGCCCCAACCGTCGAGCTGAGGAACTATCCAATTCATCCGGCGTGCCATGCCCGTTCCAGGTCGTCTGCTATGTAGAGGTCTCTAACGCCAGAAGCGTAGAACAAGAACTCCATGCGGCACTTGATAAGTACCGCGTATCTCCTGGTCGCGAATTCTTCAAGTGCGACTTGCTGATACTCGCCGATCTCCTCTTTGGTGAGGAGGACATTGTTTCGCGAGTCGATCATGAGCTGGAGCAGTTCCTGTATTCAGAGAGCGCGCTCTACCGCACGCGCTTAGAAACCGGAGTACTTCAGATCGGCAACGCTTTCTTGAGCATCCGCTGATGCGGGATTACGCAAAGGTCGCGCCACAGTTCTGGACTGGCAGAACTGGAAAGGCGCTTAAAAAGACGAAGGAGGGCGTCATCGTCGGCCTATATCTGATGACTAGCCCGCACGCCAATATGATCGGCGTGTATCACTGCCCATTGGCCTATGTAGCAGTGGATACGGGCCTTTCTCTTGAAGATGCTTTGAAGGGGCTTGCAAGGGCCATCGAAGCTGGTTTTTGCACCTATGACGAAGAGAGCGAGTACGTGTTCGTTCACGAGTTCGCGGCCTATCAGATCGGCGAAGAACTTGCGATTGCTGATAAGCGTGTTCAAGGGGTTTCAAACGAGCTTGCGAAGGTGCCAAAAAACCAATGCTGGCAAGGCTTTAGGGCTAGGTATGCAGTTGCTTACCACCTGCCTGCTTTGTGTCGAGAAGGTGGTTTAAACGAAGCCCCTTCGAAGCCCCATGCAAGCCAAGAGCAGGAACAGGAGCAGAAGAAGAGAGAGGCTAACGCCTCTACCGACTTCGTCGGATCGGCGGTAACGGCAGCGACCGGGGGCCGATCGACATTACCAATTCCATGCCCTGTACAGCAGATCGTTGAGGCTTACCACGAACTGATGCCTGACAACCCCAGGTTGAAAGTCCTCAATGAAGCGCGGAAGCGCGCTATCGCGGCGAGGTGGAGAGAGGCAGCCAAGCTCAATTGCAAGCCGTTTGGCTACGGCACCGGCGCAGCTGGTATCGCGGCATGGCGGCAATTTTTCGAGACCTGCGCGATGTCCGATTTTCTGACCGGCAAGACCAAAGCTCGAGATGGTAAGCCACCATTTTTGGCTGACCTTGATTTTCTGATGTCGCCATCGGGTTTCGCGAAGTGTCTTGAAAATAAGTATCACCGGGAGGCCGCATGACAGACATCATCTTGGTCCGTCAAACTGAGACCGAAATCCCAGAGTCGGAGAGAGCGATCGCCAGGAAAGTGTTGTTCGGCGCGATCGACGGGCTGGGCGAAGTTGGCAAAAAGTCTTGGCGCCGATTTGTGAACGGGCTGTTCAAACTGCAGCCTGGTGAGATGGTCGAGATCAAGACGCATCGTGATCGGAGTGGACCATTCCATCGGCGCCACTTCGCTCTGGAGTCTGCGTTGTTCGAGTCTCAAGAGCGCTTTGAACACCGTGATCAGATGTTCTACTGGCTCAAGGTTGGTGCTGGTTGGGTTACGTGGTGCGCAGGGCCGAAAGGTGGTGTGGTGCCAATACCTCGGTCTGTGAGCTACGCCAAAGCCGACGAGGACGAATTCCGCGACTTCCATGATCGCGTGGTGACATTTCTACGCGGGCCGCACGCAGCACGCTACCTCTGGCCACATCTTGACGAGGGTAAGGCTGCCGAGATGATGGACGGGGTGCTTCTGGAGTTCGAAGAATGATGTCGCATTCAACGGGGACGCCAACCGCTGCCGAGAAGCATTGGATGGACTTTCTCCAAGACTTCGGCTGCTGCGTGTGTCGGCGACAGGGGCGCGGGTTTGTTCCAACCGAGATCCATCACATCGTGTCTGGCAATCGGCGGCTTGGCCACCTAAAGACGCTGTCGCTCTGCTATCACCATCACCGTGCCGCCCCTGCAGGATCTGGAGAGATCAGCCGGCATCCCTACAAGGCCCGATTCGAAGCGGCGTACGGCACCGAGGATGAGCTGCTCGAATACCTACAGCGTCGCTATGTCCAGATTCGCGGAAAGCTGGCGGCATGACGCGCGACATACCGCGCTCGCATTTTGGTCGCGACCCTGCTGAGATCATGCAGCGCTTGCAGGAAGAAACCTGTGCCGGTTGCAAACATGCCGAAGCAGGGCGGTTCAGATTTAACGGCAAGGTCATCGCGTGCACGTTCTGCACAAAGGGTGATGAGCCGAAATGCCAGCGCGGCGCCGGACGGCGATGCGTTCAGTTCATTGAAAAAGGGGTGTAGACATGCCAAGAGTCGCGCAACTGAAGGTAGGGGATCGGATAGGTCACTGGACGATCATTTCTGCTACGGAAGAAAAGGCTACGGACGGCCGGCTGAAATGGGTCTGCCGCTGCGCATGTGGTGAGGTTCGAACGGTGCCACATCACTCGCTAAATGCTCAGCGGTCGACCAGTTGCGGGTGCAGCAGGCTCAAAAACCCGGGAAGACCCCGGCGTTATGTTCGTGGTCCAGACATCGTGATCAGTTCACGTAGCGAGCCGCATAACATGCCAAAGCCGGTCAGGCTGTCCGCACTGTGCGAGGGGTTGCCGATGCTGGAGTTCAAGCCTTTGAAGGGTTATGCGAGCGGCATCGGCCGCTTTGCGGCGATGTGTGAATCAACCAGGTAACGGAGGAAGCATGAGCGCAGTACCCGAAGCAACAGCGGTTGAGCCGCTCTTCCGAGGCGCACAGCAGGCGATCATGTTCGCCATGCGGTTCTCGAGCGAGCAATACCAGAAATCTGCGATGAGCCAAATGTCCGGACCATCAGGAGGCGGCTCCGGCAAAGGCCTTGGCGGCTTGGACGGTGCTGCCCAGGCTGGGTTGATTATCTCTATCGTGCGCCGCAACGTCTCCGATCTGCATTTCGCGGTGCTGACAGCTCGCTGCTCGCCTCACCGCAGCGCGTGTTCGTGCGGTAGTCCTTGCTGTTCCAAAGCCAAACCAAATTGGTTTTGGGAGGAGGCGATCACTCGGATCGTTAGCGCCTCTGTTGCGGAGTTTCCTGGTGCGCTCACCAAACGAGGTTTGATCGAGGCAATGATCAAGCGGTTCTTCAAGTTTTCCGATGGTCGAACCGATGCCGCGCTCGCGAAATTCTATGATGTGAACCGGGACACCATCCCAGCTTATCGCGCGCGCATCGAGCTATGGATGTACGGCGAGAAAGAAACGAAGAAAGTAAAACTACCTAAAAAGGGCTTAGAAATGCGCGCCTGGGAGGAAGCGGATGCAGTTTTGCAACAAGCCGGAATAATTTGAATTGACGACAGATATTTGGATGCGGGATTATCTGTCCCATTCGATAATTTCTCGAACTGTCTCTTTAAAAGCCGCTTCCATTTTTGGGGCGGCTTTTTTCATTGGCGAACCGAATATGCCCAGCTGGCCACTCCCCTCACGTACCAACGAGATCGTGGCGGAAGAGGCTCGCCTAAAGCGGCAACGCGAAGCGAAAGCTGCCGCGCGCGCTGCTCACAAGGCTGAGATCGTACGGCTGCAGGAAGCTAAAGACCGGCGTGATCGCAACCAGCCATTCGGGTTTGCCAATTCAAGTTTTGCGGTCTAGCGACCGCTGTGTAGGAACCAGTCTCCAAGTGGATCGTGGTGCACTCCCTGACACGATTCTTTCCCGCATTCGTGCGGGTTTTTTTATTCCGCGCGCCATGGTCAGACACTTCCCACAGAACGTGTCGGGCCGGGACTTCGTCGTCGGCGACATGCATGGCTGCTTCGACCTCTTCATGGCCTTCGTTGAAGGGTTAGAGCTGGATCCAAAGGTTGATCGCGTGTTCAGCGTCGGTGACTTGATCGACCGAGGTCCCGATTCGGCGAAGTGCTTGGCGCTCACGCAGCAGTCATGGTTTCACGCATGCCGCGGCAACCATGAGCAGATGCTGCTCGATGTGGTCAAAGGCGGCCGGCATCACGCGTTGTGGGTCCAGAACGGTGGTCGCTGGGCGCTTGACACCAAGCCCGGCGAGCTCACGGACTACGCTGCCTGGATCGAAGAGCTCCCGCTCGCCATCGCCGTAGCTGAGGGTGAAAACCGGTTCAATGTAATCCATGCTGAGTTCTTTGGCTCTGACGCGGACTTGGACGCTGGCAGGATCGATCAGATGGCCATCCAATGGGGCCGCGATCTGATCGGGGGCAACTGGGACGGAAAGTCTTAGGATGGCCTCTCAGTCACGTATTGCGGGCATTCATGCGTGCAGCAGCCCAAGCGCTGGCCACCTTGATGGTGTGCTCTCCATCGTCGAGCCAGCCACCGGCGCTCACTGGGTATCGAAACCATAATTTTGTCGTGGTGGTGGTGACCTGCGCGTCCTGCGCAGATGGGAGCTGGCGCAACGCCGGCAGCCAAGCTCTTAGTGGCTGAAAACGGAGCAGCGCTCGATGGCGGCGATTCGCTGGCTCACCTTTGGCCGGTAGGAATCGACAGGCGGGCGCGTAGTCCCTTATGAAACCTTCCAAGATCATCCGGCCATTCCCGCCTCGGGAAGGACCGACCTTCCAGCCCGCGCCTGAGGTACGGGATTGGGTTGCTTCGACGATCTTGGCTGAAGAGCACAAGCTCTATAACCCTGAGCAAGCGCATCTGCGCCATGCCGATATCGCGTTCCTCTGGGCCAGGATGGATTATACCCGCCAGCTTCGGCGGATCGTCGGCCTGTGCGAGGAAGTCACATTTCGCTGCGGCGCCTGGCAGAAGGGTCGCCAAGAGCAGCAGATGGAGGAATGGTTCGGGCGCGTCCCAGAGTTCGTGATCACCATCCATGCTGGCTACGCCCATGTGTGTAGCGATCGCGACTTCTGCGCTTTGATCGAGCACGAGCTTTTCCACATTGCTCATGCCCGGGACATGTTCGGCGCTCCCCGCTTCCGTAAGGACACTGGGAGGCCTGTTCTCTGCATCCGAGGTCACGATGTCGAAGAGTTTGTTGGCGTGGTCAAGCGCTACGGCACTGGTGCTCCTGATGGGAGCGTCGCCGAACTGGTCCGAGCCGCTAATAGCCGTCCAGAGGTTGGCGCCGCGACCATCGCTCAGTCCTGCGGTACCTGTCTGCTGAAGGCGGCGTGACCTTGGACTGCGCTTGGACGAAAGACGAAATTCATGGCCGCGCTCTCCAAACTTGTTAAGGCTTTCATCGTCGACTCGCTAGCTGCTTATCAAAAGCAGAAGGCGGTTGCGGATGCGGTCCAAGCTGAGTTCGGCATCACGGTCACGCGCCAGCAGGTGGATGCATATCTCCCGGGCTCGGTGTCAGCGAAGAGCCTCAGCCAGGAGTGGATTGATCGCTTTCACGCGTCTCGAAAGGCGTTCCTTGAAAACATCGACGCCATTCCTGTCACGCATAAGGCGGTTCGTCTTCAGGCTCTCCAGCGCATGGCCGAGAAGGCCGAAGATCAGGGGAACATGGTCCTGGCAGCGCAGTTCTTGGAGCAGATCGCCAAGGAGTGTGGCGACGCGTATTCAAACCGTCGCCGAGTCGAGTTTGATGGAAAGCTTGAAACGACTCGCAAGACCAAAGCAATGACCGATGAAGAATTACTCGCCATTGCAGAGGGAGGCGGCTAGAGAGCTGCTGATCCGTCGCAGGGCTCGTGAGGATATCCTCCAGTTCGCGAACGCGATCGAAGTTCCCGGTAAGCCATCCGGGGACGACCCAGACACAGAGTTCTTCGAACCCATCGAAACGACGATGGCCGATCATCATCGGCTGTTGCTCACGAAGCTCGAGGAAGTCAGCAACACGCCGCATGGCCGCATGATGGTGTTCATGCCGCCTGGCAGCGCGAAGTCAACGTATGCCTCGGTGGTATTCCCCTCCAAGTTCTTGGGGGCGCAGCCGAACAGGAAACTGATCCTTGCCAGCTATGGCGATGATCTGGCCAGAAAGATGGGCCGCCGCACGCGATCGATCTGCCGGCAGGCTCGCTATCGAGGAATATTCGGTACCGGGCTTGCTGCAGACTCGCAAGCTGCCCAGGAATTTGCGCTGTCGAACGGCAGCGAATACATGTCCTGCGGGATCTTGTCGGGGATCACCGGCAATCGCGCCAACGGCATCATCATTGATGACCCGATCAAAGGCCGTGAGCAGGCGAACTCAGAGACGATCCGCAATAAGACGTGGGACGCCTACGAAGATGACATCAAGACCCGGCTAATCCCGGGTGGCTGGATCGTGCTGATCCAGACCAGGTGGCACGAGAACGATCTTGCTGGTCGTATCCTTCCTGATAACTGGAAGGGCGAGAGCGGCAAGATTCTCTGCAAGGACGGAAACGTCTGGGAGGTTCTCTGTCTCCAGGCACGATGCGAGGTTGATAGCGACCCGCTCGGCCGTAAGCACGGCGAATACCTCTGGCCTGAGTGGTTTGACCGGAAGCACTGGGCCCAGTTTGAATCGAATCTGCGGACATGGTCTGCGCTGTACCAACAGATTCCTTCGCCGCTCGAAGGCGACTTCTTCAAGCCCGCCAACATTCTGGTGGTCGATGCGATCCCCGCATTCACCGAGAAATCGGCGCGTGGTTGGGACTTGGCCAGTACCGAGGGTGGTGGCGATTACACGGTCGGCGCCAAGCTCTACAAGCTCATGGACGGTCGATTCCTGATCGCCGATATGTATCGAGCACAGGTTGGTCCTGACAATCGCGACCGCGCATTCGTCAACACCTGCATCGCTGATGGTCGGGAAACGATCATCAGTATCCCACAGGACCCCGGGCAAGCCGGTGCCACACAAGTCAAGTACATGGCCAGGATGGTTCCTGGTCTCGTAATCAAAGCCTCTCCTGAGTCCGGAGACAAAGGCGTCCGCGCTGAACCATTCGCAGCTCAGGTCAACGTCGGCAACGTGCTGATGCTCAGAGCTTCATGGAACACAGCATTGGTCGAAGAGATGCGGACTTTCCACCCTGATGGTGGCGGCGCGCACGACGATCAGATCGACGCACTGTCGCGCGCCTTCGCAGAATTGATTGGCCCGTTGGGAGAGTGGGACTTGGGTTCGGTCTAAGAAAAAGGTTGATATGGCCGCACTTGACTCATTGAAGCGCTTCTTCGCTGGGCGCTTACGCAAGGCGCCCGTTCGAGATACCCAGGTGTACGCCCGGCTGATGTCGCTGGGTGGCTACAACTACATGAAGGATCGTCCGCTTCCGAAGCCGACCCCGACCAACCTGCGTAGGTTCTCCAAGACTCCGTATGCGCGCCGCGCGATGAATCGGATCAAGAATCCGATTGCAATGCTGGAGTGGGAAGTGACGCCAAAGCATGGCATCGACCTCAATCCAGAGCTGCAGCGGCAGATCGATATTGTGGTGGCTTGCCTGAATTCTCCGAACCGCGACGACAGTTTCCGCTCGTTCTCCGAGCAGATCATTGAGGATCTGTTGACCGGTGGTGTCGGAACTTATGAGCAGCAGCTCGGCGGCGATCCAGCCCGGCCATTGTGGATGTGGCCAGTTGACGCCTTGTCGATCGAGGTATTCGCCGGCTGGAATGGCGAGCCTGAAAAGCCGCGCTACATGCAGGTGCTGGGCTACGGCAACGTCGGCGGCGTGCAGGGTAAGCCGTTGTTTGATGAGGAGCTGGTCTACATCCGCAAGGACCCGTCAACCGACTCACCGTTCGGCTGGGGCCCGCTCGAAATCGCATTCAATGCGGTCAATCGCTTGCTGGGCGTGTCCGAGTTCGCCGGTGACATGGCATCGAACGCCCAGCCGGAAAACATGCTGCTCTTTCGGGGCATGTCGCAAGAGCAGATTCAGGCGGTACGTAATTTCTGGCGGAACGAGGTCGAGGGTCAAGGCCAGATGCCAATCCTGTCCACGCCCGCCGATAAGGAAGGTGCTGGCCAGGTTCAAGTCGAAAAGCTCCGCGGTGCGAATGACGACGCGCTATACCTGAAGTATCAGGAGATGCTGATCCGCGAGATCGCGGTTGCGTTCGAAATCAGCCCTATGACGCTCGGCTTGCAGCAGGACGTGAACCGAAATACCGGCGAAACGCTGGAGGACATGGACTGGGATAACACCATCATCCCGATGGCCCGGAACTACCAGTCCTACCTCAATCGTCGATCGATTCACGGCCGTTTGGGTTTCTCTCAGATCGAGTTCCGCTTCATCGGCCTTGATCGCGAAGATGAGGATGCAACCAGCCAGATCCTCGAGCGCTACTACAAGATGAATGCGCTGACTCCAAACGAGATCAGAGAGAAATTCGGCAAGGAACCGAGCGACAGCGACTGGGGTGACCTGATGAGCGCTGACGTCGATATCGCAATCAAGGGCGCTCAAGGTGCCAAGCAAGTCAATCCAGAGCTAATAAACAAGGAATAGCCATGGGCAAACCCGTTCACACCGTCGACCTCATGACAGGGTCGAATCAGGCCAATCAAGATCGTCTCTCGGTCCTCATCGACACCGCTGTGCCAAACGTGGCCGGTGGCGGAGCAGGGGCGGCAGTTGTTACCGCGATCGCTGTGGCTGCAGGCGCACTGCCTGCCAGTTACAACGTTCAGGTCACGCCCAGCCAAGATTGCGTCCCGTTCGTCAGCGGCAAGACGCAGTCGGGCTTCAACGTCACGCTCACCCCTCGGCTTGCGGCGAACACGCTGGCTGTTGGTACGTTTGACGTTCTGGTTACTGCCTAGGTATGGCAGACCTTCTGACGACGATCCGGGCAGTCACCACGACTGCTGCTGAACTTGCGTATGCAGCAAATGCGCCGGGTGATGTCGCTGGAATGCTGGCCGAGGCGCAGGAACGAATGGGCGATCTGTTCATGGCGCTACGCTCGCTGCTGACGGCATTCCCGATCGCAAGCGATCCGGTTCAGACCACGATCAATGGTTTGTGCTTGACGGTACAGGCAACGGGCCAACTCAATTTCTCCCTGCCTCAGAACTCTGGACAGGTCCTGACCATCAAGGTCTTCGCCTAAAACCGCTCATCCGCATCAAAACAAACCGCCTACGGGCAGTTTTGTCATTCTAGGAGCCATACATGGCAGCTGGGGCACTTGCAGTCAAGGACGCGAATAACGCGACCCAATCTCTCTCGGTCACCCAAGACCCGACCAATTCGAACGCCTATGTGGGTTCGTCTTCTGTTACCGACCCCAGCACGGGGCTGAAAGCCTCGGTCCAAGTTCTTCACCAGGCTGACAATCAGCAACCTGGTGCCAGCGCGGCCGGCATTCTGACGGGCGGCGTCGCTCAAGTTCTGAACGTCGCGGGTAACCTTGATCGCCAGCGCGAAACCGGAACTGACGGCGTACCGTCACAAGGCATTGCCACCGGTGCCGCCCAGTTCGCCATGGGGTTCAAGACCTCATCGAGTGGCGCGATCTCGATCGGTACTCAGACAGTGACGCCCGCTGCGATGTCCGGTGTTATTGGTGGCGTGCCCTGGTCGATTCAGGCCGGCTCTACGCTTCTGATCGATACCGGTACCAATCAGGAAGCCGTGACCGTCATTTCGCTGCCGTCCGCGACGACGTTCCAAGCGCTCTTCGCCAAGTCGCATACCAACCCAGTCATCCGTGGGTTCGTATATAACCAGGAGCGTGATGCTGCTGGTGAGGCGGACGGCGCCACGGGGATTGGTACTGCGGTCGCTGCTGAATATGAGTTCAACGGCGGGGGACCTGGTGGAGGCAATTTCGACCGTGCGCGCAGTGTCCAGGCAAAGGCTCGGACCACCGCGACGATCTCGAGCGGCGGTACTCAGGGCTCAACCAGCTTGGTCGTGGCGTCAGCCGGCACCCTGAAGGCAGGGATGCAGATTACCTTGCTGAAAGCCGCGACATTCCCTGCTGCTGGCAGCTTTGAAGTCGTCTACATCGACCCTTCATACGTCGAAGGCGGCACCACAGTTCCGCTGACCTCGGCTATTGTCCTGAGCGTCCCGTACGACACGATTGCCTACGACTCTTTCTCGGCAAACGGTCCTGGCCTGAACGGTTTCAACGCGACTGGCATCGGCATCGAGGAAGAAGCGCTGTGGGATCCCGTCTCGGGCCTGTTCTACATCGAGCGCGCGGCCACTGCCGACGCTTGTGCGCCTCAGAACGTCGTGCTGGAAAGCCCGGGATTGTGGAACGGCGCCTCGATGGATCGGGCCCGCGCCGCGCTCAACGCAATCGGTGCTGAGTCGACACGCGGCGGCGGCATCTCGAACACGTACAACGTCACTGCTGCGACGGCGATCAAGGCCGCGCCAGGTCGTTTGATGCGCGTCTCGGTTGTGACGGCCGGTTCCACCGTTGGCACCGCCAACGATTGCGCCTCGACAGGTGCAGCCGCAGCCGCTAACCAGATCGCGACGATCCCCAACGCTGTCGGAGTGATCTACCTTGACTGGCCATGCGCCACGGGCATCGTCCTGGTCCCCGGCACAGGTCAGGTTCTCGCAGTTAACTTCGACTAATGGGCGTTCTGACGACGCTCAAGGGCATTTCGCCCACGCCGACGCAACAGGCGGCAGCGTGCGCGATCGGACTTGACGCGATTGGTTTGCTCGCGGCGACCCAGTCCAAGACCTCTGAGCTGATCATCAGTTTGAACAACATTGTCGCGCTGCTTCCCAATGGCGACCCCAACATCGCCACCCTCAACGGAATTATCACGTCGCTTTCCTAGGAGCTTTTCATGACCGTTCTCACCAACCTCAAAGCGCTGTCAGTCAGCGTGGCGGAGCAAACCGCTGGAAACGCGTCGTTTGAGGACATTACCGGCGTCATTCAGTCGGCAATCGTCAACTCGGCCGAGATGATCCAGCAGCTCAACCGCATCAACGCCATCCTCACAGCCGCCAACTCTGGCGACACGAACATCACGGCGATCAACACCATTCTGACGGCGCTCGCTTAAAACCATGGCCAAAACTCCATACGTTTCAAAGTCGCAAGCTCAGCCGCCTGCTCCAGCCGCCCCTGCGCCTACTCCCGACACGACACTGTCGACCGTGGCTGATGCCGCCGCCGCTGGCGTGGCAAAAGTGCTCGAGAACGACGCAGCCTCGGAAGTGAAAAATGTGGCCAGCGATGTCGCGAGCGATCTCAAAACCGACGCAGCCGACGCCGAGGCGAAGGTCAAGACGGAAGTCTCTGATCTGGAAACCAAGGTCGAAGACTCAGCCAAAACGGCCCAGACTCAACTTGAGACCGGCGCCGCCGACCTGGTAAAAGACGCGACTGTGGTTGAAAGCGACGCCGGGTTCAGCTTGGCCAAGTTGAAGGCGCTCTCCACCAAGGCTTTTCAGGACGGTGACATGGAGCTTCACGGCGCCTTGCACAATGTCGAAATGGCCATGGCAGGCGTCTACAACGCCACTGCCCATGCGCTGACCAAGGTCGAAGGTGAGGCAGCGGTTCTCCTCACCAAACTCAAGGCCGCGCTGTAGTTATGTCGCTCAGCAAGGAACAGCGAAAGGCACTGCCGGATAGTGATTTCGCCGTTCCGGGCAAGCGCAAGCTGCCCATCCACGACGCGACGCATACGCGCCAGGCGTGGGACATGGTCGACCGGACCGGTGGTCTGTCCGATGCCGATCGCTCCGAAGCTCGTACGCGCATTCTCGATCGCGCGAAAGAGCAGGACGTTGACACCGAGGATTGGGACACCGGCAGTAAAGCGGTAACCGCTTCGGCTCTCTTGTCATGCCTCTCAGCAATGGCGATCGAGATGCCGGACGTGAAAGACCATCCGAACCGGATGCCCTTCAAGGGCGTCATGACGTTCGTGAACCAGCCATCTGACATGGCTGTGGGCGGCGCAGGCGGTAAGCGCGTGTACATGCCCAAAGACGTTGCAGAGCAGATGCTCCCGAGCCTGATGGGCATGGGCATCGACTACACCCCCAATTTTGATGGACACGACGCTCAGAAAAAGGTCGGGTTGATCACTGGTGCGGAGATCGTCGGAGACGAACTTCGCATCGAAGGATTTTTCTACGCAGCAGACTTTCCGCAGGTATGCAAGCGCATCAAGGCAGAGAAAGAGGACCTCGGTTTCTCGTACGAGATCAAGGCTCAAACTCTTCCGATGGTGGGCGACCTGCTTCAGATCGTCGGCGGCACGTTCACTGGCGCAGCCGTCCTCTACAAGGACAAAGCCGCGTACCAACAAACCTCTCTGGCAGCCAATGCCGATCAGGAGCTGGATATGACCCCGGAAGAAATCAAGAAGCTGTTTGGCGAAGTGCTCGCCCCCTTGGCCGCCTCAGTCGAAGGCGTCGTCAAGAAGGTCGACGCGATGGAAGCCAAGCAGCTAGAGGCAAGCAAGACCGCCGACATGGTGCGTCCGCACGCCGAAACCCTGCGCAACTGCGCTGCGAGCATGGAAGCGGCCGGTATCGGCGGTGACCCCAATCGTGGCCATGTGAAGGTGCTGAACCATATGGCGAATCAGATGGAAGCCGATGGCGTGATGGGCAAGGTACCGCACATCTATCGCGATCACGACTTCATGTCCGCCAAGGGCGACCAGGTCGTGGTCGACCAGACTGCTGCGATCGATGCCGCGGTCAAGAAGGCTCTCGAGCCGGTTCAAGCCGAGCTGGCAGCAGCCAAGACCAAGGTCGCCGATCTGGAGGCGAAAGGCTTCAGCCAGGCTCAGCAGCCCACGCGCGAAACTCGCCCCGTCGTTGACGCGGCCAACCTCTTGAAGAAATACAGCCTCACCGCCAATGGCGAAGGCAAGATTTCTGTCGCCGATCTGGACAAGAGCTTGACCGCATCAGGGATGGATCGTCAGCAACGCATCGCTGTGAAGATCCAGATGTCGAACGCCGGCCTGATCGCCGCTTAACTCGACAACCCATACAGGAGCATTGAAATGATTGAAGCAAAAAGCGTCACCCTGGATGCGGCTGCCGACTACCTCGGACCAGGTGCGATCGAAACCCCGATCTTCGAAGATGAGATTCTCGACGTTGTCCGTCGCGGCTCCATCGCGCTGCGTCGGATTCGTTCCAAACCGGCCACTGGCCATCCGCATCGTTACTTCGAGCAGTTGGCGATCGCTGCCGCTGCCGCAGTCGATCCTCGCAACCTGCAGAACACCGCAGCGACCGGCCCGACCCGCGTTGAGCGTCCTGCCTTCATCAAGGCTGTAACCGCTCAAACGAACATTTCCTTGTTTGACAAAGAAGTGACCCAGCAGCAAGGTCAGTTCGCCTCCGTGGTAGCGAAGGACGTCGACGACGTTATCAACGCCGTGGAAGTGAAGCGCTCCAAAATGCTGTGGAACGGTTCGGACACCAGCTTGTCGGCACCCACCACGCTGGAGTGGATGGGCTTCATTCCCCAAATCGCTCTCACGGCCGGCGCGTTCATCACGTACGTGGCTCCTGGTGCATCGATCATCGATGCCATCAAGACCACCACGGCTCAGTTGGTCGCGAATCAGGCCTTCGACGTGAAGCCATCGGCCTTATTCATGAACCCGCTGCTCGCGGACTATATCGACCAGGAAGCCAAGGCCGCTCACATCGAGCTCAAGACCAAGGAAGTCGTGGCAGGTACCACGGTCAGCATGATCTCGACGCAATGCGGCGATCTGCCGATGATCTGCGAAGCGTTCATGCCGACTGATACCGCCTCGGCCTACGGTCTCACGGCGCCACCGGCAAGCAACAAGAACTACTACTGCGTGATCTCCATGGAATCGGAAGTCGAAATCCCGGTCATTTCCGGCGATTCGTACAATCCGAATCCACGCCTGTTCCAGCTCGGTCTGGTGGGCAACTTGGCAGGCCAGTTCGTCGGCCTGAAGTTCGACACCCTGATCGTCAAGGGTGCGAATTACGCTCACGCTCTCGTGGTCGTCCAGCGCCCGTAAGCAGCAACTAGCACACAAGCAGTTCCGAAAGCCCCTGCCGGGAAACCGGTTGGGGCTTTTCACATTGGGGATTTCCATGCGCGTCTACCACCCTGGTGCCAAAGGTCGCCAGAGCATCTTTGTGCGTCCTGGTATCGAGTTTCCGAACTCGGACTTTGTGGACGCGAATGGAAATGCCAAGCAGTTTCAGGTTTGGTTCGTCGACGGTGTTGCCGAGGTGGCCGATAACCTCGGTCAGTACATGATCGAGCATGACTTGGCCAGCCGCTGGTCGTTCCTTCTCCCCAAACCGCTGAAGGCGATCGAGACAAAGCTTAGGCGAGTTGCGTGACATCGGCGTACCTGTCAGGTACCGATCTCGCAGCATTTGGGGTTCCAAATGCTACGGCTGCGCAGATCGGGCTTGCCTCGACTCTGATCGATACCTATCTGGGTCGACCAGAGGGCTGCATCTGGACGCCTGATGCAAGCGGTCAGCCATGTTTCATGGCAGCCAAGACGCCGATCTACAGCTTTGGCCTCGGCTCGGCGATCGCGCCAGGACTGAATGTGCCGGTGAATCTCACAGGTCCTGTAGCGATGCTGCAGACCGGCGACGTGCTGATTCTAGACCGTGCCAATTCGGGAGTACTGGAAGCGGTCACGATCGCGTCGGTAACCAATCCCGGCGTGATTCTTCAGTCGGTGTCGTATGCGCATGCGGCGAACGCGCTGGGCGACTACGGCATGGTGATTGAGGAACAGAAGTACGTTCCTGAAAACCGGCCGCTCACAGGCCTGTCGCGCACGCCGCTCATGCGCGTTATATGTGGCGTTGGCAGGTATGCGTATGGACGACGCGGCGACGCATCGAACTATGACGTAAACGAATTCAATCTGCTGGCCGCGATCAGTAAGTTCGGCGGCCCACCAGTTTGGGAGCTTTTTCAGCCAACCAATCTCTCGATCGACGTCAATACCGGTCAGGTATGGATTCCGGCCGGCGTGATGCTCGCGTACTACAGCGAGGTCAAGCTCCGATATGTCGCGGGTTGGTCGTATGCCAATCTTCCGAGCGCGATCAAGCAGGCGACAGCCACGCTGATCACCTCTGGAATGAATTCGGTGCAGGCCGGCGACTATAAGTCATTGAAGGCGGGCGACTCCGCGATTGTTCGGCTCAGCTCCAGCCTGCTTGATACGGACACCAAGAATGCATTGGCGCAGTTCAGGGTCAATTCCTTCGTATGAGCCTTTTGTACCCGCGCACGATTTCGATCACGCGCGCCAACACAACCACCTCAGTTGGGCTACAGGGCTACCAAGGTGAGACACAAGCGAATGAGACCACGGTTGTCTCAGGTCTTCCGGCATCGATTCAGTCCAAGGGTGTCGCCGGAACGCCGTTAGAGGGATTGCCGGCTGACATTAGAGCCAGAACCGTGTGGCGCATCTTCGTGCCGGGTTCGCAACTGGCCCTCGGTGTGGTTCTCGATCGCGATGTGGTGACAGACGATCTCGGCGACCGGTACCAGGTCACTGCAGCTTATTGGAACTTCCTCGGGCACAACCTGATGTGCGAAAAGCTCGAGGTTTGAGATGGCTGATCAGACGGATGTCGAAAATGCGATTGCGGGTTTGATCGCCGGATACGTCTATCCGCAAGGAATATCGCTACCACCCGCGCAAGGCGTCGCAGCAGCCATTTTTCCGGGTTGGCCTGTCCCGGCCCAGTTAGATGCTGATCTGGCCAGCGGAAAAGCGCAGATCTCTGTTGTCAGCACACCATCGGTGCGCGAGACGACGCGTTTCCCATACGCATGGAAGACGGTGTCAATCACTGCGCCGACGATCACCGCAACGGTTCAAAACCGGACGATCACTCTGGGCGGATCAATGCCCAGCCCATTCTCGCCGACCAACATTGTCATCGTCACAAGTGCGAATGCCTTCGCGTACGCAGTCCAACCAGCAGACACGCTGAGTTCGATTGCTGCTGCGCTGGCGACCCTGATCAATGCGGTTCTACCAGGTGCGACCAGCTCTGGCCCGGTGATCAGCATGGCGCCGTCAGGACCTCTGCCACAGGCACGGGTCGGTGGCGTTGGTACCTCGGTCCTTGAAGTCGGGAGGTACGAACAACTATTCAAGGTGATGTTGTTCGCACCATCGCCTGTCGCGCGCGCCGCGCTGATGAACGGGATCCTGCCTTACCTCGGCGACACGCCTTTTCTCAGCATGCCAGATGGAACTGCTGCGCGAATGCGGGTCGTTAAGTCAGCTGACTACGACACGGGCCAAAAGGCCCAGTCCTACCGTCGAGAGATCGATTTGCTTTGCGAATTTGGGGTGACGCAAACGCAGCAGACCGCCGTTGTCACCGATCTCCAAGTATCGAACCTCAACTCCACGACGCTCGCCGTGCAGTCCGTCTCAAATCAATAGGAGTTTGACCTTGAGCCAAGAACATTTCCACCTCGTTGTCGTTCACGACTTCGGGACGTACAAGCGCGGCGACCGAATCACGGATCCCGCTGAAGTCGAGGCAGTGCACAGCGAGAACGAGCACAACTGCCGACGCGTCTGGAAACCCCAGGAGCTTCCGGTCAGCAACAAGACCGATTCGAAGAAGCCCATCGCTGCATAACAGGAACCGGCCATGACGACGATTTACCAACTCGGGCAACTCAATACTGCAGCGCTGACCGCGCCTGGTGTTTACACGCAGATCGTTCCGCCACAAACACGTTCGATCAACGGAATCCCGACGAACATCCTAGGATTGGTCGGTGTCGGCAGTTGGGGTCCGGTGAACAGCGCGTACCTCATTGGCTCGCCTCAGGATCAAGTCCAGAACCTGGGCAATCCGGTCAACCGATCGTTTGATCTTTCGACCGCCGTCAGTCTAGCGCTTCAGCTTGGCCAAGCCAATATCCGCGCGGTTCGTGCCACAGACGGTACCGACACTGCAGCCACTGCTAACCTCTTGGATACTGTCGCTGTGACAGGCGCAGTTCTGACTGGTTATTACACTGGTACGGTCGGCAATACCCTTGGCGCAGCCATCACCACCGGCAAAGCGTCCGGCACCTACAAGCTGACTCTGTCGCGTCCGGGGTATTCGTCAGAGGTCTACGACAACATCGCGCAGGGCATTTCGGGAGGCACGGTGACCGCTGGCACGGGCTACACCAGTGTGCCCGCGCTGACTATTTCGGCCCCGCAACTTAGTGGTGGCGTACAAGCGACCGCATCGGTTTCGCTCAAGGCACTATCCGCCACCGTGAGCGCCGCTGGTACGGGCTACGTCACCGGTGACACGATCACCCTGCCGAATGGCGTGGTGCTCACGGTCACAGCCTCTGCCGGCACAATCACCGCTCTAACCGTTACCCAGGCAGGCTCGGTTCTCGGCGGTGCGATTCCGACCAACCCTGTCGCGCCATCCTCGACCTCCGGTGTCGGTATCAACGCCACGGTCAACATCGTCTACGGCCTCGGCACGTTCACGATTACGAACCCCGGCAGCGGCTACACATCGGCGACGGCAACGATTGTCGGCGGCGGCGGTACCGGTGGATCGATCGCAGTCTCCTCGTCGATCTGGCTCAACCTGGTCAACGCTGTCAATAACGGTAACAGCGCGCTGCGCGGTCCGTCACAGATCTGCATTGCATCGATTGGTACTTTGACTGCTGTGCTCCCCAATACCACCCTGACCTATGTTCTGGCGGGTGGCACGGATGGAGTTTCCAGCGCCGCAAGCTCGACGCTTGTCGGTGTCGACGGCAACGTGCGCAAAGGCATGTATGCGCTGCGTGGTACCGGCGTCCAGACGCTTTGCCTGGTCGATCACATCGATTCGACCGCATGGGGCACCATTGCCGCTTTTGGTCAGACTGAGGGTATTTTCTGCGGCGTTCAGGCGCCACCGGGAACGCCATACGCCGCGACCTCGACGCTTCTCAACTCGGCCGGCGCTGACTCGCCATGGCTGAAGGTCCTGGTGGGCGACTGGGTGTACTGGGCTGACAACGTCAACAACGTAACACGCCTGCTCGGCCCAGCGACCGTCTGGTCGGCTCTGCGCGCCTCACTCGCGCCGAATCAATCGACCTTGAACAAGCCGGTGCTGAATATCATCGGCACGCAGCGGTCCGTGGCCCAGCAGCCATACAGCAATGCCGAGCTCGGTGCTGCTGCGCAGGCGCGGCTGGACTTTCTGGCCAATCCATCTGCAGGCGGCAATTACTTTGGATTCCAGACCGATCACAACGCTTCGAGCGATGCGACGCGGGATTCGGAAGCCTACACCGCGATGACGAACTTCATCGCGCTGACCCTGGCGACGTCATATGGGTTCTCGATCGGCGCGCCGCAAACGCCATCGCTCCGGACCACGGTGCAGAACTCGATGCAGTCGTTCCTGCTCAATCTCTGGAAACCGGGCAACGGCAATCCTTTCATTGGCGACCCGAACAATCCGAACACGACCCCGTACTCTGTTCAGATCAACGCCGCGAACAACCCAAGCCCGCAAGTAGCGCTCGGGTACCTGGCTGCATACGTCAAGGTGAAGTTCCTTGGCATCGTCCGGTTCTTCGTGATCAGTCTGGAAGGTGGCGCATCGGTCAGCGTCAATACCACCCCGCAACCGTTCTGATCTAGGAGCTGACAATGTCTCAGGGCGTAAATCAATTCAACATTGGCCGCGACTATACGTTGACCATCAACAGTCTCACCGGCCCTCTGAACTTCAACATCTTCGTTCAGTTCGACGTCAAGCCGCAGTACGCGGACGTGAAGGTCGCCGGCATCGACGGCATCACGCGATCGCGGCACCTACCGAACGGTCATACCGGTTCGCTGATGTATGACCGTGCCGATAGCAACGTCACGGACTACTTTGCGGCTCAAGAGGCCAACTTCTTCGCCGGGTTCCCGCCCGATCAGATCGTGATCACCGAAACGGTCACGGAAGCGAATGGTTCTCTGACTCAGTACCAGTACACCCAGGTCGACTTGTGGCTTGAGGATGCCGGCACGATTCAGGGGCTCAACAAGATCGAGCAGAAGATGTCGTTCTACGCGGCGCGGAAAGTGAAGATTAGCTAATGGGTACTTTGACCAGAAAGCCAACCGGTGCAGCAGCGCAAGCCTCGACGCCTAGCGCTCAGATGGCGGGCAGCACACAAGAAGTTGTCGTGATCGACTCAATCGGTCGTCAGATCACCCTGAAGAAGCCCGGCCTGCTCGCCCAGTTTCAGATCGTCGAGGCGGCGGGTCCTGAGGCAGCTGAGAATCGTGTCTACATGTCGATGATTCTGCCGCTGATCTACGTCGTCTCGATCGACGGACTGCCGGTTCCTCCGCCGCGGCGCAAGTCTGAAATTGATGCGCTGATCCAGCGCCTCGAGGACCATGGCTTTTTGGCGCTTCGCAACGGGCTGGAAGAGCACTTTGCCGATCAGTCCGAGCTTGATGATAAAAAGGCCAAAGTAAAAGAATAGCGACCTCAACGCCATTTCGGGAATGCATCTGGCTCATTCGCCACGGTTTTCCCGTTGATGTCGCTTTTGAAATGGATGACGCGATGCGGACAGCGACCTGCATCATCATGTCCGAACAAGGTGGTCGGTCGTTCGATTGGAATGTGTGGGATTTCAAGGAATGAGAAACTTTGAATCTCCTCGTGCGTTTGCCGCGCATCTCTTAGTCTTGGCGGCCGAGGGGCCAGAAGTTACTCACCATATCCTGCAAGATGCCGCTGAAGACATCGCGGACGATGCGCGCGAGCGGATCGGTCACCTGCAGAAGGGGTGGGCTGAGCTGGCCGATTCGACCAAGGCAGATAAAGAGCGCCAAGGGTATGCGTTCAATTCCGACTTTAATCCGTTGCTGCGAACGGGCGAGCTCTATGCCTCGATCCACGCTGAGACGTCGGGTGATGTGGCAGTAGCAGGTTACAAGGATGGTCCCAAAACCGATAAAGGCGACGACATCGGGGAGATCATGGAACGAGGCACGCGCGACGGCCATATTCCGGCGCGGCCGGTGATGGGGCCTGCCGGTGTCGCTTCAAAGCCGAAGCTTGGTGTTCTCGCTGCTGAAACGACCCTTGCGTGGATTGCCGGGCTCGGTTGGAAGCGCCCGCGTCTCAAAGTATCAAAACGGCCCTAGGAAACTGACGGCCACCACCAGACCCCAGAAAACCCAGAAGTAGAGCCAGTAGCGCTGCCGGTAGCTCATGTGAGCGAACCGCTGTGATGCGCTTGGCGCTCGATCGTACGTCGGGACATCGCGGATGTTCGGGTATTGCACCCATGAGATGCGGTCCGCTAGCCAGTCCTGAATTCGATGTCTGAGAAGCATTTTAGGTGACTCTATGTTCGAAGCGTATGGGGTGAGCGTCAGTCTCAAGCTCAACAACCTAGTATCTGCTCAGCTTCTGGAAGTGTCAAAGCAGTTCGAACGCCTGGATGTTCTGTCGCTAGCCGTTACCGAAAACCTCAAGAAGATCAATCTTGAAGCCAAGGGTATTGGCAGCATCGCGCGGGAAGCGAACTCTTCTGCTCGAGCGATGGAGAAAGCTTCCATCGCAGCTGGAAATCTCGCAAGTCGCATGGCAGCAATTCGAGCTGCAGGGTCAATGTCTGCGATGCCATCGCTAGGCGGCGGTATGGGCGGGGGTGGGGGGCGATCCGGCGCCGGCAACAAGAGTCACGGTCCATTTCACGGCGGCAATGTGCACGTCGGCACGCACGGTGTGGGCTTGGGTTCGGTTGGCATGGCCACCGGCGATGCCTTTGGGCCTTTGCTGGCCAGCGCCGCGATCGCGTATGCCGGCCATGGGCTCTTCGAAGCTGCCAAGGAATACCAGACCGGGTTCATGCGCTTTCAGGCGCTCAACCTGGGTGATAAGGTCAACTCCGAAGCCGACAAGTTTGCGAAGTCTGCTCGAGTATTCGGCGTTTCGGCCACCGAGCTGATGAAGACCACGTCGGAAGTCACCGGCATTTTGGGCGGCGATTTCTCGGAGGCGAAGAAGTTTGCCCCTGAACTGGCCAGCCTTGGCACCGCGAACGCAGCCATCTTCAACGGGAAGATCGGCAACCTCGACGAAGCTGGGCTGAAAGGCCTCGTCAAGTTCATCGATCGCCGCGGTGGCATGAAAGACGACAAGTCTCGTCATGCCGCAATGGATCTTGCTGAAAAGCTCGTGACGGGCTCCGGTGGCTTTATCGGGTTCGGTGACCTTGGCACGTTCTCGCAACAAGCCGGTACCGCATTTCGCGGCCTGAGCGACGAAGGTGTCCTCGGTATGGCTGGATTGATCCAGGAGCAGGGCGGCGCTCGAGCCGGTACCGCCCTGATGTCGATCTACCAGAACCTCGTTGCCGGTCGCACCCCGAAGAAGACGATGGCGCTGCTGGAGGAAATGGGCCTCGGTAAGATCAAGGAGGTCACTTCAGGATCTGTCGGCGGCAAGAAGTCGACCAGCTCGACGTTCGACATGAACAAGCAGTACGCAGCGGTGCTGCAGGCTGACCCTCGGCGATTCTTCAATGAGGTCTGGGTGCCACTGCTCGCGAAGAAGGGAATCTCCGACGAAGCGGGCATTCTCAAGGCGACCAATGATCTGCTGAGCAATCGGACCGCTTCAGGTCAAGCATCGATCTTTACGACCCAATCGCTTCAAACCTTTCGTGACTACAACGTCACGAAGAATGCGATGGGATCCGACCAGGTGCGCGGCATGTTTGGTAAGAGCGCGGCTGGTCAGGAGGCGGAGTTCGGTGCGGCGTGGGATTCGTTCAAGGCAGTGTTTGGAACGACGATCCTCCCTCAACTCACGAACCTCTTGATCCTGGGCAGTTCTGCCCTTCGCAGCATGGCCGCGATGGGTCCAGGGACCTTCAAGGCAATTGGCGCTGGGCTGGCCCTTGTCGCGGTCGGCCTTGGCCTCAAAGGCGGTGGAATGCTGCTCTCTGCTGCCTTCAATGGTTTGGGTGGCTCGCTGGCCATGCGCGCAGTGGGTGGAGTCGTCGGCATTAATAACTTGGCCAAGGCGACAACGGCCTTTGGTATGGCTGCAAAGTCTGCTGGGCTGCTGCTTGCGGCCGGGATCGCCGGATTTGAATTCGGTAAGCATGTCGTGGCGCCGCTGCTCGACAAGGCAATTCAGGCTGGAACGGGTGGGAAAGCGCTGTCGCTGGGCGATCGCATCTACCAGATGACGCACAAAGACACCGCGGAAGAGACACTTCGCACCCCGATCAAGTCTGTTGCACCCTCAAAAGCAGACAGCGGCAATAGCAAACCAGCTCAGCTTGTCTTGCGGGACGGCGGCCGGCCGCTTGCCGAAGTCATCTCGGGTGTGACTGCGACGGGCTTGCTGCGCACGCCATCGAGCAATTCTTTTGACTTGAGCATGGCGCAGCCGTCTGTTTCGATGAAGACGAACTGATGCCAGACGTCACTCTATCGCTCGGCAGCTTTACCTTCACCGATCTGGAGATACCTGGCCGCATTCCGTTCGGGGGCGCGCAGCGCACGGTCGTGAAGAAGTTGATCGGCGGCGCGCGCAACGTGCAGACGCTCGGACCGGATCCAATCCCTCTGGCTTGGAGCGGGGTAATTCTAGGGCCGCTCGCCTTGCAGCGCGCAAGACAACTGAATTCGATGAAGGATGCCGGGCTACCACTGAATCTATCGTGGTCTGAGTTGAGCTACATCGTTGTGATCAGCGAGTACGTGGCCGACTTCGAGTTTGCGTACAAGATTCCGTACCGAATCACCTGTGAGGTGGTCGAAGACAAGAGCCAAGCCATCTCGACCGCTGGCGCGCCGGACGTAAACGACGCCATCAACGGCGATATGTCGACAGTCACCAGCTTGGTGTCTGGCCTGAACATTCCGAGCCTTAGTTCGCTCTCGAGCACGTTGTCAGGCGCCATTGGTGCGATCCCCAATTTTGCCTCGCTGACAAGCAGCGGCATCGCGAGTGTTCTGAACCCGTTGACGGCGCTGCAAAGCGCAACAAACGGCCTTATCAGCGGAAACGAATCGATCCTCGCTGCTGCAGGATCTGTGGGCGGCATAGCAGCTGGAGCTTTGACCGGTCTCAATGTGTCGTCGCTGGCGGCTCAGGTGACGGCGTGCACCCAGCAGGGATCGCTCCTCAATTTGTCTTCGGTGTTGGGCCGGATCGGGAACAACCTCGGATCGGTGAATGCCAGCGCCAATCTGGTGACAATCCCGGGCGGCAATCTGTTCGACCTAGCGGCGAAGAGCTACGGCGATGCGACGGCATGGACCACGATTGCTCAAGCCAACCCGTCGCTAGGTGGCGATCCACAGATCACCGGTCTGACGACGCTCACGATTCCGACGTTGAAGCGATCGACAGGCGGAGTTTTCGGTGTCTGACAGTTTTGCGTCGCAACCACGCGGGATCGTCAAGGTTAATGGCACTCCGATTGTCGGCTGGACCGGATGGTCGGTGACCAACACCAACAACTCGACGCCTGACACGTTTAGGTGCGAGTTTGCCGGTGTGATTTTGCCGATCGACCGCGATACTCAGTGGTTTAGCCAACAAAAAGACATGTACGTCGAGCTCTTCGGCGGGTTTCCATCGAATCTGAAGTCGTTCGGGGCGACCGATCTGAAGAGTTTCATCTACGGCCAGGTCGATCACATCGACTACGACCCAGATCAGGACATTCTCAGCGTCGAAGGAAGGGATCTGACGCGGGTCTTCATCGACACGAAGTCCACGCAAAAGTATCCGAATCTGACCAGCTCGCAGATCATCACACAGCTTGCCAAGTCGCACGGCCTCAACGCAGTTGTGACGGCGACCAAGACGCAGACGGGCAAGTACTACGAGATCGACCACGTCAATATGACGGATGAGCGTACCGAGTGGGAGCTCATGAATTATCTGGCTGGTGCCGAAGGCTTTTTGGTCTTCGTTCGCGGGCAGACGGTTTACTTTCAGCCGCCGACAACGATCGACACCGGCACGCCGTACATGCTGACCAAGACGATCACTGATATCCAGGGGCCACCAGTGACCAACTGGGAGTCGCTGAAGCTCTCGCGCGCGTTGACGGTCTCGCGCGGCATCAATGTGATCGTGCGGTCCTGGAATTCGAAACAGCAGAAGGGATTCACGGCCTACTACCCGAACAAACAGTCCGGCGTGAAGGTTGGAGGGTCGAGCGCTCCCCAGACTTACTCAAGAACCTTCCCGAATCTGACGCAAGACCAGGCGCAGAAGAAGGCTGAATCGCTGTATCAGGCCATCGTTCAACACGAGATGCGGCTGCAGGTTGAAATGCCGGCCGATACGGTACTCGACACGACGTCGTTGATTCAACTGACCGGAACCGGGACGGACTGGGATCAAACCTACTATCCCGACGCTATCACACGCAACTTTGACTGGAATGGCGGGTTCGATATGAGCGTCATGGCCAAGAACCATTCGCCGGATTCTGAGATTGGCGCCATATGAGCGGTCACGCCGAACTTGCCGAGGCAATGAAGCGCAGCGGCGCGCAGGCGTCCTATGGTAGTTCGCTGGCTCGCTATGCGACTGTTTCAAGCTATGACCCCGCCAACTATGCCGTCAAGGTCCTGATACAGCCGGAAGCGATCGAATCTAACTGGATGCCGCTTGGTGCGATTGGAATCGGCACTGATTGGGGCGTGGCTGTCGGTCCGCAGATCGGTGATCACGTCATCGTCGAGTTCCCTGAAGGTGACTTCAACTCCGGTGTAGTGATCGCGCGAATTTTCTCGACACAGCAGGTGGCGATGAATGTTCCGAGCGGTGAGGTATGGGTTGTTCACAAGCTCGGCTCGTTCATGAAGCTCACGAACGACGGCAAGGTCGGGATCAACGGTGAATTGGAAATCGACGCCACTGCGCCGACGATCAATATCACCGCAACTGGCCCGATCAATATCTCTGGAGGCGGCACCATGACCCTGTCAGCGCCCACCATCGACCTGGTCGGGAACTTGAATGTGACAGGCAACACCAGCCTCACAGGCACATTGACGAATAACGGCGTCGATGTTGGTAGTCCGCATAAGCACACGAGCAATTCACCCGGCACTCCAACTAGCACGCCATTCTGATGACAGTCGCAACCGACCTCTACCATTTCTGGGAATCAGATCTGGTGGCGTCAGCCAATGGCGACATTCTGCTGGCCAGCGGCACGGTGATCGCCGAGCAGCGGGTCTTGCGTCGGCTGATGACGAATCCGCAGCTCGTGGACGATCAGGGGGATGTCCTGGCTTCGCCGGATTACACCTGGCACCCGACCTACGGCGCCGGCCTTCCGCGCGAGATCGGCGGACCGATTGATGTGGTTGGCGTCACTGCGGTGATTCAGTCGCAGATGAGCCAGGAAGAGGGCGTCAGCCAGTCCCCCGCCCCTCAGATTGCGGTTACCCCCTTCCAGAATGGACTGAACGCCTTCATTCAGTACAACGACGCTCTGTCGAACCTGCCAGTCGTCCTCAACTTTGATGTGAACAACTGATGGCATCACTCCAGAACCAGAGCTTCACGCAGATCGTCACGAATTTCGCGACGGCTGTGCAAGGCGCCGGTACTCAGCTCGTCAACTTTACGATTGGGACCGTCCTGCGCGCGCTGGCGGATGCGACAGCCGGCGTTGCGCTCTGGTTGCAAGGCCTGATCCTGCAACTTCTGCAGGTGACCAGGCTTTCTACCTCGAGCGGCTCGGACGTCGATTCTTGGTTGTTAGATTTCGGATTCACCAGGTTGCCTGCGGTTTCGGCCTCAGGCCTGATCACATTCGCTCGGTTCACTCCGACGAATCAGGCCATTGTGCCTGTCGGAAGCCTGGTGCAGACAAGCGATGGCACTCAGCAATATGTGATCAATGCGGACACCACGAACGCGGCCTATAGCGCGACCGTGATTGCTGGTGGCGGTTTCATCATCCCAGCTGGAACCTACAGTATCAATTGCACGGGTACCGCGATCACCGCAGGGCCAAGCGGCTATCCCGATGCCACTGGCAACGTTGCAGCCGGAACCATCACATCCTTGGTGCAGGCTATTAATGGTGTCGACACGGTCAACAATGCTGCAGCGTTCACGAATGGCGCTAATCCGGAGACAGATCAAGCCGTAAAGGCGCGCTTTCCCATTTTCATTAACAGCTTGGCTGAAGGCACTCTAGGCGCCGTCACGGCAGCCATCCTGAGCGTGCAGCAGGGTCTGAATTGCACGGTCATTCCCAACACGCAGTACAACGGAACGACTCAAAACGGCTATTTCACAGTCGTGGTCGACGATGGGACCGGGTATCCATCATCTCAGTTGCTAAGCAATGTGGGACTGGCTGTTGCCGCCGTCCAGCCGCTGGGGTCGAGTTTTTCGGTACATGCCCCCGTAGTGATAACCGCTTCGGTGGTCATGTCGATTGTTTCAGCGGCTGGCTACGTCCATGCAACTGTTGCCGCCGCAGTCAATGCCGCGATCACGGCTTACATCAATGGGCTGGTGCTGGGTCAGACCCTTTCGTACACCCGCTTGGCGCAGGTTGCTTATGCAGCCTCGGCAGGTGTGCAAGAGGTGAACACGGGGTACACGCTTAACGGTGGTTCGGTGGACGTTGTGGCCACCAATCTCCAAGTCATTTTGCCAAACTCGATTTCGGTGAGCTAAATGGCCATCGGTGATTCGAACGATGTCACCGGCCGGCTGCAGGCTGGGCTTCCGCGTGGCTGGTTTTCTGGCGTCACCCCGATCCTCAGCGCCCTTCTGGCGGGCTTTGCTGCTGTTTTGTCGAATGTGTATTCGCTCTACGCCTACGCAAAGAATCAGACCAGGATCCTGACCGCAACCGATGGCTGGCTGGATCTGATTTCCGCTGATTACTTTGCGTTGACACTACCGCGCAATGTTGGCGAAGTCGATGCGAGCTTTAGGCTTCGTATCCTTGCAAATCTCTTCCTGCCGCGCGTGAGCCGACCGGCAATGATCAAAGTGCTGACGGTGCTTACGCGCCGCGTGCCAGTGATCTTTGTCCCGATCAACCCCGCCGATACAGGCGCAATGGGTGTGAAAACGAGTAGTGCCTATTGCGGCGTTGCGCGGTACGGGTCGATGGCGATGCCGTTCACGGCATTCATCCAAGCTTATCGACCAGCGGTTACAGGTCAGGGCATCGCGGGAGCGGCGTATTGCAATGCCGCTTCGTTGTCAGCAATGCGCACAACGGCTTCGCAGAGCTATACCGCATCACTCGCGACTTACGAATCGACGATCAGCGATTCAGCAATTCTCGCTGCGATCAACGCCACCGAACCATGTGCTTCGGTGATGGGCGTCTTGATTACGAACTAGGCATTTCCCAAAAGTTTTCACAAAGCCACCCATTGCGGTGGCTTTTTTTTATTGGAGTTTCGATGCGCCGCATTCTTACTTACGTTGGCCAATTCATTCCGGAGTGGGCGTTCTCGAAAGCCGGACAGAACGACATGGTCGGTTTGTCGAAACTCTCGGCGGCGGTGCTTGGCACGGCTGGATCGGTGAACGGGTTGGCTTGCACGCAAACCACAGTTCCGTCGATGCAAGTGGCCATTGGTGCTGGCGAGCTTTATCAGATGGCGTCGCTCGAGGCGAGTACTGCTGGCACTCTGCCGGCCGATACGACGAACCAGATTCTCAAGCAGGGAATCTTGTTAGGAACCGCCGCACCGGTTCTCTTGCCAGCAAGTAGCACATTTGCGGCACCTGGCACCACCGGTCAGTCGATCAACTATCTGATCGAGGCCCAGTACCAGGATTCCGATCTGAGTGTTGATCCGACCACGGGTACCACGCCAGTTGTGCTCCCGTTCTATAACTCAGCCACACCCGCGAGTCCATTGTCGGGCCCTGGCAACAGCGGCAGTCCATCAAACACTTTCCGCGACGGGATTATTGCTTTCCAAGTAAAGGCAGGAGCTGCGGCAACCACTGGGTCCCAAGTCACACCTTCAGTGGATACCGGTTGGCTACCGCTCTACGTCGTAACGGTGGCATTCGGTCAGACAACTGTTCTGAACGCGAATATCTCGGTCGCGCCGGGCGCGCCAATCATCACGCCGCTGACAACCGGCCGCTTACTCAACGTCCAGCGCTTCACGTCGAGCGGCACCTACACGCCAACCCTGGGCACGAACTCAATCATCGTCGAAGGGTGCGGCGGCGGCGGTGGCGGCGGTGGTACGCCAGTCACCTCGAACATTGCGGGCTACAACTCGATGGGGGGTGCCGGCGGCGCTGGCGCATATGCGAAGGGCCGATTTACGACCGGCTTTTCTGGCGCGACGGTCACCATCGGGTCCGGCGGAACAGGCGCGTCGAATGCGGCTGGCGGCAATGGCGGCCCAACCAGTCTGGGTGCGATCTTTTCCGTGGCCGGTGGTGTGGGCGGCGTGATCGGTACGAACAATTCCAGTGCTAATGCTCAGGGCGGCTCGCAGGGCGGCGGTGCAATCACGGGAGGTACCCTCGAATCGTCTGTCGGTGCCGCTGGTGGCGTTGGTATCGCAAGCGCTGGCGGCAACATTGGCGGGGCAGGCGGCATGAGCCTTTTCGGTGCTGGCCCTGGCGGATCAGCTTGCACGACGACCACAGCTTCCCCAGGTCAGACCGCCAATGCGACCAACTTCGGCGCAGGTTCCACCGGCGGCGTCGCTGGGCAGAACCAGTCGGCACAGGCCGGCGGCGCGGGCGCCCCGGGCGTGATCATCATCTACGAATACGCTTAACCAGGAGCACGCATGTCTGCTACAACTACCGCGGCCAATGGAAAAACGTTCCCTTTCGCCGCTGCCGGTGGAATCACTGTCGAAGTTCAAGCCGCGCCGGCCGTCACAGCCGCAGCCTATTCGTCTGGCCAGTGCATTGGTGGCCTGATCACTCTGAACGGGGCGCTGCGCGCAGATGGTCCGGGAAGTGGGTTGCTGCAGTCCGTTGCCGCGATCTTCAATTCGGCGCAGTCCGCTGAAGTTGATGTGGTGCTATTCAGCGCTAACCCAAGCGCCTCGACCTTCAATGATCATGCAACAGCGTCGCTGGCGGCGGCAGACGCTGCTAAGGTCATTTTCGCTGGCGCCATGACATTGCCAATCTCGATCGGCACGCCCGTCTTGTACCAAGCGCTCAACATTGCGAAAGACATCGTGGCGGCTGCCGGCGCCACCATGCTCTACGCCGCTCTGATTGCGCGAGGCGCATTGACTCCGACGGCGACAACCGATCTGACGGTCACATTCGGCTTCTTGCAAGACTGAGATGCTGATCCTCGATCTGCTTCGCCGCTATGGCGAAATGTCTGGCATCGCTGGACTGGGTCTGATGGGGCCGCGTCGAGTATTGCTGAATGGCTCAAGCGGCAAAGGTGTTTTCAAATACACCTATGGGTGGGACCTTACTCAAGGTTCGCTTCCGGTCGGCTTTAGCTTCTCTCGAGCAAGCGGCACCACGCAGTCCGACAACGACTCGTGTGTGAACCAGCTTGCTGCGAATGAGGCGTGCTTCCCCAAGCTGCGATATGTGAAGAATCTCTACGCCAACTCTTCGGTGTTGACCACACAGGGCAACACGGTTGGCGCTGGTAGCTACGTGGTGAGTTTCTCTGGTACCGGTACGGTGGTTTTGTCGGGCGCAGCAACAGGCACTTTAGTCGGCCAAGGTGCGAACGTCAGGGTTGCAATCGCTGTCACCTGCACAGCAGGCATTTTGACTTCAACCGTGACAGGCTCGTGCACTTCAGGACAGTTAGAATATAAGAGCGCATCACTTAACCCAACAATCGCGTCTGAGTATGTGAGCACAGGCGTGCTCGCCTATCCCTACCACGGCACCGGCGTCGACGGTTCACAGTTCTTTACCACGCGCCTCGGCAATGTGACCCAAGAGAATCTGGTCCCATACTCGAACAGCCCGAGCAATTGGGCTACCGGTGGCGGTGGCGTCACGGTGACGCAAAATGCGTTCACTGACCCGCTAGGTGGCAATACCGCATCGCGCATCCAGATTACAGTAGGCACGGCACGACTTTACCAAGTGCCTAGCCTGACGCCGCTGCAGTACATCACGAACGCCATCTGGATGAAGTCAAACACTGGCGTCAGTCAAAGCGTGAACTTCGGATTCGTCGACTGGGATGGCACGGTTCACATAAACACTTACACTGTGACAACGCAGTGGCAGCAGTTCACCTACACCGGACAGAAGCTCTACACAGGCGACAATCGCTGTCAGGTCTGCTATGTGCAAGATCATGGTGGCGGCAACACCGACATCCTGGTCTATGGCTCGCAGTGCAACTACGGCGAGCAGCCATCGTCGTATCGGCCGACCAGCGGCGCTGCAGTCATCAACAACATCATTGAGAGCTACGCTGGCACGCCGATTGACCTGACGAATCCAGCGATTGGCCTCAGAGCGTGGGGCGCGCGGACGAATTCGATTCGCAATAACACCATGGTGGGCGGCGGAGCAGGTACGTTGCCGACCAATTGGAATACACCATCAACGCCGACTGGCGTCACGGTTTCGGTTGTCGGCATCGGCACAGAAAACGGCATCCCATACACCGAATTCAGCGTGGTTGGGACGTGTACTGCAACGTCAAATTTGTTTATTTACTTCGACACAACGACGCAGGTTACTGCCTCTCCTGGGCAGTATTGGACAGGTTCCTTCTTCCTGCGCTGCAACTCAGGGACGTTCAATCCTTCTGCAGCAACGGTCACTATGACGGCTGCGGGCGGCGGCACCATGCTGAACACAGCGGTTGCCCCAACAAGTGCTGCTCTCGGTACGCAAAGGGCTCAAGGCACAGCTGTCGCCCCAGCTGGTACGACAAGTGTTTATCACGGCCTGTTTGCTTCATTTGTAAACGGCACCGCATACAACTTCAACATCCGTATCGGTGCTCCTCAGCTCGAGCAAGTGGTGGCCTCGACGGACGTAGCCTCAGACGTGATCTTCACCACGAACGCAGCCGTTCAGTGTCAGCAAGACCTGTGCAGCGCCACGCCGAGCATCAATGCGAGTCAGGGCACGTTGCAGGTGGAGTTTACGGTTAATCAGACGCCTAATTCCGGCCTCAACTCGGGAGCGGCTGCTGAACTTAGCAATGGGACCGCCACCAATCGAGTTCTCGCGTTCTTGGTAAGCGGAACCGCAAATAGCTATGTAACAGCAGCTGGTGTGCAACAAACGGGCCTCAGCCTTGGGGCGATTGCCGTTGGGACCGTACATCGTCAAGCCATTAGCTACGGCATCCCTAACTCTGATTCTTGTATCGATGCCGGGTCTATTTTCGCAGGAACTGGTGGCACTGCCCCGACAGGGATGAACACCCTTACGCTAGGTTCGCAGCAGGACACCACAACGCCCCTCTTCGGCGTTGTCCGCAAAGTGCATCTGTCCAACCAGGCGGCGAACGATTCGACTTTGAAGATCATTACCGGCGCCAGCGCCTAAAGGGTTCGACTATGTGGCAGAACTTCTTTCTGGTCTTCCCGACTCAAGCCGCAGCGATTGCCGCTTTCGTCGAAGCCTTCGGCGATGACGGCACCGGAAACCCGCTGGTCGACCCGACTCAGGTCTGCATTGCCTATATTGGCCCGCTCTACAAGCCGACAGGCGCAACTCTCACTGTGACGAACCAAGACGGCAGCACGGGCACGGCGCCCGCGATGGCGAGTGACGGTATGTTTAACGTTAACGTCGCGTCGCAGGTACCTTTGCCAGCATCCCTGGCGCCATTCACGATCACGCCGCTGTTTCCGAAGCTGATCTTTGCGCCGGACTCCACGCCATTGCCTGTCAACCCGCCGTCGCCGGTTTATGAACTCGATGCCAACGGTAACGTCATGCTAGACGCAAACGGCAATCCCATTCCTATCACGAACTAGGCCATTACCATGACCACTCTGCATATCGCTTATCTTCTCTTTGTGCTCTTCGCTCTCGGTGACTCGGCCCTCACTCTCTATGTTCTGAGCCACGGGGGCTCTGAGGTGAATCCATTCGAGGCATGGCTGGGCGGAAAGATTGGCGCGCCAGCAGCTCAAGTTGTGACAAAGGCGGCACTGTTTGTGGCCGCATGGTTCTTCGTCAAAAACCTGTGGGGAATGGTCACGCTCGCAGCCACGTTTGCCGCTGTCGTGGCATGGAATTCGTACCAAGCTAGCAAGACACCGGCTTAGGCGCAGTCCTTAGCCTTTTGGGCCAAATCTTTGATCGCGGAAAGGATCACGCCGCTGTTGCCGGTGTTGCTCTCGACCCGCTTGAGCACGGTGTGAATCGCTGTCGCCAGATTTTTGTGCTGATCGCGGCACTTTGGCCAATTGAATGGCTAGTTCCTGAACCTGAGCGGCCAGCTCGGCCATCCCGATGTCTTGAGGCATTTCTTTCTCCAAGTCGTTTTTTCTGACTTTAGCGTATCACGCCATGCCCGCTCCCAAGCGGGCTATTTATTTGGCTCTACCGGAATTCCACATGCATCAGAACGATGAAGGCGGCATTCGTCAACCGGCGAACGATGGTGAATATCGTGGGCCTGAACGTCGCGCGGAGTCGTCGCGCTACGCCATACAGTTCGAGGCTGGCGAGCGTCGCATGTCGCTGATCGAGAACCGTCTCGACGTGTTCGAAGCAAATCTCAAGCAGAACACGGACATGACTGCTGGCCTACGCCTTACGGCAGAGAGCACGGCCACGAAGGTCGACGAGGCGATCAAGAGCATCGCGCAGGTGATTGAAAACACATCGCCGCTTGTCTCGATCGCCGCTGACATTAAAACAGGCGGTCGATTCTTCGTCGCGATCTCAAAGTTCTTTGCGCGCATGGGCGAGATTTTCCGAAAGAACTGGCTGCTCATCAGCGTGCTGTTCCTCGCGACCTACTGGGCGATCTATCGGCGTTTGCCGGAATGGTTGCCTCTCCTATTCAAAGCGCTATTTTAAGGCTTCCCATGCTTCCGAAAGATTTTATCGCTGCCGTATCTCCGGCCGCGTGCCAGTCTGCTGCCGTCACAAAGATCCCAGCCAGTTTCACTGTGGCTGAAGCTGCTCTCGAGTCAGGCTGGGGCGCGCACGCGCCGGGCATGAATCTATTCGGCATTAAGGCCGACCAAAGCTGGACAGGTCCTGTCACCACTCAGCGCACGCGCGAGGTTGTCAAAGGCCAGACTGTCTACATCACTGCTCGCTTCCGGGCCTACACAGATTGGCTTGGAAGCATCCAGGACCATGCAGCGTTCCTGCTCGACAACGAACGCTATGCGCCGGCATTCCAGTGCACCGATGGCGAGTCATTCGCGCACGCCGTAGCGGCGGCTGGTTATGCGACCGATCCCAATTATGCAACCGAGATCTGCGAAATCATTAAAGCGCACGGTCTCGACAAGCTCGACGAGGTGACCCCATGAGTGTCAAGGACGTCCACGAAGAAAAGAACACGTTTCAGGTCGACGTGAATATCCCTGGCCACGATCCCCGGAAGACCACCACGCTGTTCCGCAAGTCGCGCCTTCATCTGATCGAGCGCGAGCAGGGCCGGTGCTACGTCTGCAACTGCACGGCTGAAGAAACCGGCCATCCGCTCGAGGCACACCACTATCCGATCGAACGCAGCTTCGCTGAGATGGTGGACTGGTCGCCTGGTTCGGTGATCAGAAAAGAGTTTCCACAGTTCGCCTGGGGCAGCTTCGACGAATCGGACCCTTACATGTTCGTAGACGACATGAATGTGAACGGGCTCCTACTCTGCAAAAACCACCACATCGGCAAGGATGAAGGGATCCATGATCTCCCGCATCCGGTCTGGATGGCGCAGCGGTACGGTAAGGAGGGCTATCAGTTCTCATCGATCGAGATCATCCATCACGATCAGGGCCTGAACGAGGCACAGGAATGACACCGGTCGACCAGCTGCTTATGGCTGAGTGGGGGCCAGACGGTAAGCAGACCCAATGGGGCGACTGCATGCGCGCGGTCTTCGCCAGCCTGCTTGATCTGCCGATCACTGACGTTCCACATTTCTTACTCGACCAGGTGCAGGGCCGATTCGACGACGCTTGGGATTCTGTCGATGCATTCTTGAGTGTCCGCGGCTACGCCTTCCTACGTATGAACTGGCTGGCCTTTCAAGATCATGCGCACCTGCTCAGCGCAGCGGATCTCTACCACTACATGGCTGGCCCATCACCGCGCGGCCGTGGCATCTGGCACGCCGTCGTCGGTAAGAACGGTGAAGTCGAGTTTGATCCGCATCCCGCCCGCACCGGACTGGCCGGCGATCCGAAGGACTGGCTGATCGGCATCCTGGTCAAGACATGCCAGCGTCCGGACCAAAAGAACATCCGCCAGCGGAGTCGTGAAGCGAGGAGGGCTGCTCGTGTGGCAAACCCTTAAAAAGATCATCCACGACTGCCTGACGGAAAACGACGCCACGAGTTACGACCCAATACGGGTCGGTGGCTTCGTTCTCTCATTGGGGGCGATCCCAACATACATTTTTGGCGGCATCCGCGCTGCGATCGAGGGCCACTTCGATTTCACATCATTCGGTACCGGATTCGCCGCGATCTGCGGCGGGATCGCGGTTGTTGGTGTCGGCATCGCAGCCAAGGCATTCACCGATAAACCATGAGGTTGCTCGCACTGGTTCTGGCAGCGCTTTTCGCTCTGCCGGCGCCTGCTGAGCCTTTCACGCTGCTCGAACGCCACAACGGCGAAAACCGGACTCTTGCTCTTCCGGGTGTCTACATCGTCCTGAGGTGGGGCGATACCTCAGGTTGTGATCAGGGTCGATCGCACGTCGATTTCATTCTGACCGATGGGACGACAAGGACGGGCTGTTATTTCCTCACGAACTGGGCTGCTGGCGACTACGTGGATATCTGGATTAGTCCAGACGAACCGCCACTCCGCCTCGGATACGAACGATTTCAACCAGTAAAGGATATGTGATGAGTGTCATCGGAGATGTGGCGGATGCCGTACCGGGCGTCGCCGAAGTAAAGGCCGGGTTGGGCGTGGCCAAGTGGGTCGCGCTGATCCTTCTGGTCCTCGCTGTAGTGGGCGGGATCGCCTATGGCGGATTCCGGATCGCCAAGCATTTCGATGATCCAGTGTTGGCCAAAGCACAAACTGATCTGGCCACGCTGCAGGCCTCCTACAACCAGCTCCAGACCGACACGAACACTCAGAGTGCTGCGGTGGCCGATCTGAAGGCTGAAAGCGCCGCCAACGCAAAAAGGGCGGCTGAGGCTATGCAGACAGCAAAGGCGGCAAACCAATCGAAGGAAGCCGCCATTGCGGCCCTGCTGGCAGCCAAAGAACCGGCTGGCGACTCCTGTAAGGCCGCCGCTTCCGATTTTGATGCTGAACTCAAACAGGAAAGGGCCAAGAAATGACGATCGATACTCACGAAGACAAGTTCGGCCTTGTCGATGCTGTCTACCTGGTGGTGCTGGTCCTTATTGTCCTGGCGCTACTGACCGGATGTACGACAGTCCCGTCAGCGCCAGAAGTAACCGAGGTCAAGGTCCCGGTACCCGTGCCCTGCAAGATCGACGCACCGGTGCCGCCAGCTTTCGCCGTCGACGCGCTGCCGCTCGGATCGGATGCATGGACGCAGATGCAAGCGCTGCGCGTCGAACGCTTGCAGAGACAAGGCTACGAAAGCGAGCTGCTCGCTGCGATCGAGGCCTGCCAATGAGCCCGCTTCGCATTCTTCAAGCGATCGTCACTTTTCCGATCTGGCTTTCGCTCTTTGGCATCCCGCGCTCGTTTTCGGCGTGCTCGGGCTGAAGCTCGAATTCTGCCATCGCGCTTGCGTCTTCCTGGTGATCACGGGTTGGAAGGTATCTGGCTTCCCAGATCCTGATATCGATATCGGCTGAACCTTTTCGGGGTGTATCCATGAACGACACATCATTTGGCTGGACCATGCTTATCGTGGACGGCAGCATCGCCTTGCTTCTGCTCTCGCTGGTTGTTTTGCTGGCCGTTAACGTGTTTCGCGCCTTCGGCTACTGGCATTTCTCCTGGACCCCGCTGATCTCGATCGACGTGGCGGTTGGGATCGTGCTGGTTGGCTTCGTCGTTTACATGTTCAGCCTGATGGATATCGGCTGATGGGGCGTCTCGGCACAAAACTTAGGAGCGTCTGCGACTATCAGGTCGCATTCTGGTGTCCGGGCTGCAAGATGTCCCATGTCGTCGGGATCGCGCCGCCAGGCGCTTACAGCAGCAATTTTGTCTGGTCCTATAACGACAACCCCGATGCTCCTACCTTTCATCCATCCGTGATGACGTGGTGGGAAGACAATGGCGTTCGCCGGGATGTTTGTCACTCTTGGGTGAAGGAGGGGAGGATCGAGTTTCTTGCGGACTCAATGCACGCGTTGGCCGGCCAGACTGTCGATCTGCCGGATTTCCCGGATGGTCGATAGCGTGGGAACCGAGTCGCGAAGGTTTCCCGGGAACTTCGAAACTGCCCAGAAGTGCCATCACTTTCTCTTTGAGCCGCTCAAAGCGATCGCCAAAGACCACGGGTACTGCCTGATGGCTCAAGGGTCGCTGGCGCGCGATCTCGACTATTTTGCGATGCCTTGGATTGCAAGGCCTTGGTCGCCGGCCGAGATGCTCGAAGCCATGGTTGCTTGGATGAAAAGTGACAACTGCCCATTCTTGCCGTACACCAGAGATGACCGTGAGTTCACCCGCAAATGGCATGGTCGCCTTTGCTACGTCATCCACGTTGGGGGCACCTACATTGATCTACAGATCGCCGAGCCACTACCCTACGGTATCGATCAGGTCTAA